GTCGTAATGGAAATGACGTCATTAAATCTTCCTATATCAATTTCTACAGATATGATGGAGCAATGCAAATTAACTCTATAGGCGATATGAGTTTAACTAATACAAACGGTAACATCTCTCTTACTGCTAGTTCCACAGGTGGTACTACAGGTTTTATCACCTTGAGTTCTTCTAAAGATATCAATTTGACCGCTAAGCGTGGCTACTTTAATTTTTATACAAGTGATAACAAGTCATTCCCTGCAATGACAATTAAAGACTTAGCTCCAACTGCTCAAGGAGATGTAGATTTTACTTTTGCAAATCAGATCATGTTTAGAATGGCAAGGCATCCTGACTATGTAGGTGAAGGATTACAGATTAAAAGTGCGACAGGTGACGCCTTCCGAGACATTAAGCTAAGAACACTACGAGCTACTGAAAATATATCTGCTACAGGGCGTATGTGGGCGCAAGAATTTATCCCCAATTCTTCTCGTACGCTTAAAATGGACATAGAAGACCTTCCATTCTCTGCTTTAGATAAAATCAACTCTGTAAACATCAAACAGTATCACTTTATAAGAGATGTTGAACGCTTCGAGTCAGGGGAGTCTATTACACTTCCAATTAATTACGGTATGATTGCGGAGGACACTGACGATGTATTCACCACACCACAGAAAGACGCTATAAAACTTTATAGCTCTGTTGCAATTTCTATTCAAGCAATACAAGAAGTTGACTTTAAAGTTGAAAATCTTCAATTTGACCACGGTATGTTGAAGCAGGAAGTTGACACTCTTAAAGAACAACTTGAAGCAGAAAAACTTGAGAAGATTTCAATGAAAGCTGAAATTGATGAATTAAAGGTATTAGTGCAACAATTACTAAACAAATAAACCGAAACAACAATTAATAAATGAGAAACCAGAGCAGCCATAAGCTGGTCTTTTTTTAATTTACAAAAGGAGTGATCCATTTGGCAGAACTATTAAAAGTAAGAGAAATAACAATTGACACAATGCAACATAAAGATTTCGCCACAAAAGAAGAAGAACTAAAGGTAATGCGGTTTTATCAGAATGATTTAAACTCTGCCAAGCTATTAATCAATGTAACTCATGACAAAGTAGTTACGGATTTCTCGACAGCTACAAAGGTACAAATTGCATTTTTAAAGCCTGATGGCAAGAGAGTGTTCCAAGATGTACAGAATGTAAATCAAATGCAAGGTAAGTATTATGTAGTATTAAGCGCACAAACACTTATTGCCTACGGAAACGTAGTTGCGCAATTAAGGTTAACCTTCCCTGATAATAAAGTAATTGAAACATGCAAATTTGTTTTTGCTGTTGATGAATCGATAATGTCTGATGAAGCAATGAAATCTACAAATGAATTTCCAGTTATTCAAAAAGCAATTGAAGCTGGAGAAAAACTTGAAGGAAAAGATATCGATGGAATCATTGCAGCAGGAGCGAAAGCTGACGCAGCATTAGTAGAAGTAAACAAAAATAAAGACCAAATTGGGATTTTATCTAAAAATGTTGATTCGAAGTTGGCAGAAAATGCGAAGTATGCAATAGATCAAATTCATCACTTAAAACCAAACAAACTAAACTTAACTGATAGTGAAACAACCGGAATCAGACTGAGAGAAATGGGAAAAGACGGCGTTGTCTATGGAATAGACGGAGCGACCATTAAAAAATACGATGACTTAACTAATACATGGAGCACAGTGTTAACAGCACCTTTGCCTCCAAATGTTATACTTTCGCTGGATAACGGTGAATTATTGTTCACTACATTCCCGAATGACGGTATAAATAAATCTACTGTGTATGTTACAGAAAACGGACAAAAATCATTTAAAGAAGTATTCCAATCATCAAATGTAGGAAACTGTTATTTCCATAATAACTGGGGTAAGAGTACACATGGCAATATTGTAGTGCTCAGTGAGTATGGTACAAGGGGTATTGCTATCGGGGTGTATCTATCTACGGACTACGGTAAAACTTTTAAAATGGTATTTAATATACGCGATTACGGTCCAGTACCGAATAACGCTCACGTCCATGGTTCAAGGTATGACCCTTATTGGAATCGAATTTGGGTTGTAAACGGAGACTTAGAGAATAGTAGCTTGTTCTGGTCAGATGATTTAGGGGTTACTTGGAAGACAACAGGGAATCCTTTTAACCAGCTACTAAACATCATGCCTATGAAAAACTGTGTTTTATTCGGAGCGGATAGTGTTCCTTACGCTATCTATCGAATGGACAGAGAAGATAAGAATATGACCCCTAAGTTAAAAATTGCTCACATCTACTCAGAGGATACAGTAGGACATCTTTCTTACTTACCGAAAGCTTTCCACCAGAGAGATGAAAACAGTCCAGTTATAATCAATTTCTGTCCTGAGAATCCTGATATGGTAAGCACTTATCCCAATGTATGGGCTTTAGCAACTTATGATGGTATTAACTATTATGAGATTTTCAGAGATACTATAACGAAGATTGATGATATTTCAATGCTTGCCTACTTACCTACAAAGAACAATAAGGCGGTAGTTACAACAAGTAAAGGAAAAGTCTTGATTGGTAATGCCCCTGTATGGGAGAAAGGTGATTTCGCTTACCAGACACCTTATGAAGTAACGTCAAAAAGTATTGATGATATATTTGTAAGTGCTAGAGACTTTGGAGTCAGAAGTGTAAATGAAGACCCATTTAACTATGGGAATACGAAAGCGTTAACGCATGCTCTAAAATATTGTGCTGATAACCACAAGATACTCCATATTCCGAAAGACATGGAGGTAACAGTTGGAGATATCCTTATTGAGAATAAGAGTAATTTCGGTATCAGAGTGGACGGAAAACTTAAAGCGAAGGCAGTAGCAGGATTAAAAGGGATCGTCTTTAAAAACTGTAGCAACATTAGAATCTTTGATGTAAATGCAACTTACGAAACATATGGAACTCCTTACCGTGATACACAATCTATCCTACGATTTGAACAGTGTAATGAAATTTATTTCGATAGACTTATCTGTGATAACGTCCACAGTAATGTTGTAGATTTTGTCGGCTGTAAAGGTATTTACGGGAAGATGGTTAAAGGTACAGGTAAGCCAGGCGGTTCAGGTGCAAACCTTATCCGTATGATTGACTGTGAAAATTCATACATCGACGATGTAATTGGAGAAGATATTGGAACAGATTCATATGTTGGCGGTGTGTTAATAACAACTTCAAGTAACACAGCAGTTGTTCGTAACATCAACTTTAAAAATATCGTTATCAATAACCATTCAACAAGATCGGTGAGCCTTGATAATACTAAATTAGGAACAATGGAAGACATTACTTTAGGTAACGTCAAACTAACCAAAAAAGAAACAACAGCTGCTACTATCTACCCTGTGTATTTAGCGGAATGTAAAAACATAAATGGTGATATTACTGTTAAAGGTACATCTGATGGCGTTTCTGCTTTATACATTAACAATGTAGAAGGTTTACGTACAAAGTTAGACATTAACAAGGTGAAAACTGGTATCTTCCAAATAGGGTATCTTTCTAAATCGAAGATTACAGGTAAGATTGATAACTGCACATACAGAGCTATGAGCCTTGAAGATATGTCAGACACTGAATTTGAAGTTGAGACTGGAGAAGTGACAGGGTCACAATATTCGGTAGTTATCTCGTACTCTAAAACTCGGAATAACGTTCTATTTGATAAGTGCAAATTCAGAAAAGGAGCTAACGTTACAGGGGCAGTAGATATTGGTGGAACAAATACAGGCGTATTATTTAAAGACTGTGACCTGACTGAATGGGGAACAGACTTGCTTAAGATGATTAAATGTGGTTCTACAGCGTCTATCAAGCGAGAAGGATGTTTAGGTATGAACTACCTTACAGCACCACCTGCTACTGGCATGGGCAAATGGAATGTCGGCGAGGTGGTTTGGAACAGTGCTCCAGCTGCTGGTGGATACATGGGTTGGATTTGTACAGTTGCAGGAACACCTGGTACATGGAAAGGTTTTGGATTGATTCAAGCGTAGTGATAAATCACAAAACAATTTCTTAATAAAATACGGCTTTGAGTAAAAATTCAATTCATATATCAGGAGGAGCGACTTCGCTTCTCTTTTTATTTTGAGGAGATGATCAGTGTGAAACGAATAGTAGACCAAGTAATTTATGAAAAGCATGTTAGCCAAGAAAACAAAAACCTAGTCAAAGATTTTCTAATTGAAAAGAAAGCACAAGGGAAAGCGGCAAGCACTTTACAGCAATATCATTGGGATTTACGAATTATTTTGTTTCTATTACATCAACACTTCGAAAATAAAAATCTAATTGAATTAACACGTAAGGATATTCGAAACTTATCTATTATTTTTCAAGAGCTGGGAATGTCTAATGCGCGTGTAAATGGACTGATGAGTGCATTAAGGTCCGCGTTAGAGTTTTGTGCGGATGATGACGACTATGATTATGAATTTAATGTAGGTTCACGGGTTAGAGGATTACCTAAAAATCCAGTCAGAGAAATCACTTTTATAACTGAAGAACAAATTGAGTGGTTAATCGATGAATTACTTGAACAAGAGAAATATATGTTAGCAACCTATTTAGCGCTTTCTTATTACAGTGCAGCAAGGAAGAATGAGGTGTACCAAGTTCAAAAAGAAGAACTGACAGAACGTTACTTTACAAACGTGGTACGTGGTAAGCGAGGTAAGAAATTCAGATTGTATTACAATCCGCGAGTACAGAAATGTATTCGTTTATATATAGAACAGCGTGGTAAAGATGCTATTCCAGATTTGTTCGTACGAGTTTATAAGAATGGTGAGCGAAAACTTTTAAATAAGAGTGCATTTAATTACTGGTGCAAGATATTCGCTAAGATGCTAAACGAAAAAGAAGGTAAAGAATATAAAATTAATCCTCACTGTTTTCGTCATAGCAGATTAGATAATTTAAAGGTACAAGGTGTTCCACTTGAAAAATTAAAATCGCTTGCTAATCATTCTGATATTTCAACAACTGAATCTTATCTGAAGGATAGAAGTGAAGAAGATATTGCAGAGATATTTGGCATGGATCCAAGTTTCTTTGCAGCATAAAAAGGAGTGAAGAAATGACAATTGAAGTAGGAGTACTTATCGCAATAGCGTCAGCATTGATAGGATATATGTCTTATTCACTGAATCGCTCGAAAGAGATTAAGTCAGATGGTAGACAAGGGGCAGAAACAAACGCGAAATTGGAGTACATCAGTAAAGGAGTTGATGATATTCGTATTGATTTAAAAGCAAATGAAAAGCAAATGATTGTACTTGGAGAGCGTATTACAAGGGTTGAAGAGAGTGCCAAACAAGCGCATAAACGCCTAGATAATGTAGAAAAGGAGATAAATTAGTTATGAATCAATCAAAAGAAAATATAAAAAAACGATTCCGCAACTGGAAAACATGGGTTGCGGTTTTTTCTTTGCTTGGATTTTTATTTACAAAGTTCGGTGTACCAGAAGCTAAGAGTTTCTTAGATGAGCTGGCACCTTATTTATTATCTGTGGGTATAGCATTAGGTATTTGGTCTGATCATGATGTAAATAGCGAAGGAGACGATAAATAATGGGTTACATTGTAGATATTTCAAAATGGAATGGTAATATTAATTGGCCAGTAGCAAAGCAATACATTGATTTCATCATCGCTCGTGTACAGGATGGTTCAAATTATGTAGATCCATTGTATAAAGGATATGTACAAGCAATGAAGCAACATGGTATCCCTTTTGGTAACTATGCATTCTGTCGTTTTGTTTCTGAAAATGATGCGCGTATAGAAGCGCGTGACTTCTGGAACCGTGGAGATAAGAGCGCAACAGTCTGGGTGGCTGATGTAGAAGTAAAAACAATGGATGATATGAGAGCAGGGACACAAGCGTTTATCGATGAATTACGCCGATTAGGAGCTAAAAAAGTAGGTTTATATGTCGGTCATCATATGTACGCTCCTTTTGGCATGGCGAATGTAAAAGCTGATTTTGTATGGATTCCACGATATGGTGGTAATAAACCAGCATATCCTTGTGATATTTGGCAATACACTGAAACGGGCAATGTACCTGGTATTGGCAAATGTGATTTAAATTCTCTAATCGGTAGCAAACCGTTATCTTGGTTCACAGAAAAAGAACGACCAGAACAAGTAGATTCAAATGGCGGCTATCAATATGTTAAATCAGGTGGATTTGGTATTTCGATGGCTCAAGAAGTTCTAAACGCCATGAATGAGCGTGGAATTAAAGGGAAAGTTATTTCGGACCCTCTAACTGGAGTGGCGTACTTACAAACCGAAGTTTTACCAAATGGTGAGCTCGATAAGATCACAGCTTGGATGGACGAAAGACCTGAAGGTAAATGGTTTTACGAGTATATTAAAAAATAAAACAAAAGAATAGTTTAATAAAAACGAAAGCCGTCCTATTGGGCGGCCTTTTTTTATTTGAATTCAACATAATATTTATTATTAATAATTCCAAACGCCACTTTTCTTGGGAAGGGTTTGTATCCTTCTAACACTGCGTTCATACAGTGCTGAACCCATTTTTCTAATTCTATTGGTAAGCGATACGCTTTAACGCTCCCATCACTATTTTTAATTGTTGCTACTTGTATGACGGTCCTTGACATTGTAATTCTATTCATTGAAACCGCTGCAACGTCGTCCTTTCCGGCAGTACCAACACTAAGAACTTCATATACTGGCGCGTCTTCTTCTTTAAGAATCATAGGTATGTTCAAATACTCAAAATCATTGATATCATCATAAATAATAGCTCCAACTTGGTTTCTTCTTACTATATCCTTCGCCATATTCATCCCTCCTTTTTCTAATCATATCGGAATGTATTTGTTAATGCTATTCCGTTTTTTTGTTCTTATCACACAGAATATACGTTCTTTTGAAAGAATGAAAATAGCCCCGTTTTTCACGAAGCTACATCCAAAAATCATCGTAATGAACATCTTTATTTGTTATCTTTTTCAAAGCTCTCACAATCTTTTGTGCGTTCTTCATTGTTGGTGCAAATGCATCTCCCTGACATATGCGACTTATTGTAGATTTACTTACCCCACTTTTTTCGGCTAGTTCTTGCTGAGTAACGCCGTTTTTATCTAAAAAGCGAGCTATCTTTGAACGTCTGCCTTTCCCTAAGTTAAGCCAATTCATTTTGATCACTCCTGTATTTAATCCATTAGTACAAGAATGTCCAAAAATTTTATTTTTAAAACCTCCAGAAAATTGGAATGTTAATCAAGCAGTATGAAATACCTTTTACCATACCAAACAAATTACGATTCTCAGTTCCGAATTAATAGCCTTTTAAAACTTCGTTTTATCTATTCCGAATAGAATTCGTTCACAGAATGCTGCTTCAGACATTACAAGATTAGTATTTTCAATGATTCATAATGGTTTTTATCTCTTCTAAACTTCAGGGACTATTCTTGCAGAATACATAAAGAAGGGTGGTGTCAGTTTGTGATATTTGAGTTAATAAGTTCAGCTGCTGTCGGTGGTGTAGTCTTTCTATCGAAAATGCATCAAAAAGGAGCAACAAATGATGCCTCTAAGATCCAAAGGATTTGTGCGAACTGTGGATTGAAAGTAAAAGAGGGAAAAGAAACCAGGACTATACAGCTACTCCGTAAGACAAGAAATGATTGGGGAACTGAATATGCGTATAGGATTCCGCTTGGTCTTAGCTTCTCCGATTTCGAACAAAAGATGCAACATTTAGAGGACGGATTAAATCACAAGAGCAAAGTTTACGATTTTAAACTACAAGACTTCAAATCTCTTCGTTTGCGAAAAGATATCTTAAAACAAATACAAAACATCATAAACAAGAAAAAACTCGTTAGAAAGGAAATTGAGCTGTCTTACGATGGTTTGCTGAAAATACGAGTTTATGAGAAAGGGATTCCTGATTTTGTGAAGTTTGAGGAAGACATGATGAGGCAGTGTAGAGGATGGGAAGTCCCTATCGGTTATACAAGGGATGGGTTAGTAAAACATGACTTTGATCAGCTATCTCATATGATTTCTGCCGGTATGACGGATATGGGGAAATCAAATGTACTAAAGCTTATCATTACATCTCTGGTACGCAACCAATCAGAAAATATAAATCTATTCCTAATCGATTTGAAGGGTGGTCTCTCTTTCAACCGATACAGATTCTTAAATCAGGTCGAATCAATTGCGAAGAATCCAGAGGAAGCCCTAGAGACTCTAAGGGAATTGCAAGATAAACTGAATGCTAGAAACGAATACTTACTAGAAAAAGGATTCGAAGATATAAAAGAAGCCGGAGATCCAGTGCGATACTTTGTAATCGTGGATGAAGCAGCCGACTTAGCACCATATCAGGAGTGCAAGGACATCATTGTTGATATAGGTCGTCGTGGCAGGGCAGCGGGATTCCGCTTGGTATATGCAACGCAATACCCAACTAATGAAGCTTTGCCATCGCAGTTACGACAAAACATAGGCGCTCGTGTTTGCTTTAGATTACAGACAGAAGCAGGGAGCCGTGCTGTGCTAGACGAGGGCGGCGCAGAGAGTCTTCCCAATATAAAAGGAAGGGCAATATACCAAACAAACGAAAAGAAGGTCTTACAGACTGTCTATATCGATAATAAGCAGATTGATAACATCATAAAGCCGCATATCAACATAAGAGCGAGGAAGGAGCATGAAGATGCAAAAACTAGCCATGAAGGAACAACGCTTAGAAAACATACTCTTGAGCTTGAAGAAGTTGGGATTTTTAAGTAGGAAGCAAATCCAGGTGCTTCATGATCTTGGCGGTGACAGGAATGCTTCTCGTGTCATGAAGGGGCTTGAAGAATATGTGTCTAGCTTTAGGGATGGTGAGAAAATTTTCTATTTGAACAAGGAAGGGCGCGAACGTATCGGGAGTAAGAAAATACTCAAGCGTTCGAATCAATTTCGCCACTACATTATGAGGAATGACATCTATATCGCTTACGAATGCCCGAAAACGTGGAAGCAGGAAGTGAAAATGAATGTAAAAGGTATCGTTTCCATAATTGCAGATGCACTATTCACTGATAATGGCCGTTATCACATTGTAGAGGTGGATCACGAGCAAAAGATGAGTGCGAACCGTATCAAGATGCAGAAGTATCGCAAATTAATGGAATGCAATGTATTTGAAAAACCACCTAAATTTATTTGGTACACCACGACGGAATATAGAAGGAAGCAACTCCAGAAACTTTGTGAAGGGTTGGATTGCAACATATTTACGGTTACTGATTTCCATTAAAAATAGGGAGATGGTCCATATGGCAACAGAGACAATGAGCATCAAAGATTTTATGGATGGTAACTATGGAGCTAAGAAAAAGTGGAGCTTGTTCAAAAAGAAAGCAAAAAAATACGCACCTGTCGCAGTGCGAGTAAGTATAGTAATCGGTAGTGCTATTATATTCAGCAACATTATAGATATTCCTCACGTATTTGCTGATGGAAATAATCCAGATGTGAATGAAGTATTTAAAGATGTGCAGTCCAACGATGGAAAGATAAAAAATTATATAGATGGCCAACTGTACAATCGTATTGTAAATGCGTTTGAGCCGGTTATTTTCTTGATTAAAGCAGTGTCCTATCCAATTGCATCCGTTGTAGCGTTATGCGGCGGGCTGTTCATTATGGTTGGTAGCCAGGAACGAGGCTTCTCGTTAATAAGTCGTGCAGGGATTGGCTATATAGTTGTTCAAATGATTCCGCTGTTCATGAGATTACTTGTTGAAATAGCAAAAGCAATTTAATTGCAACTCCATATCGCTTAATACAAGGGGAGGATTAAAATAATTAATAAAAAACATTGGATGCGTGCAGATATCATTGGTTGTAATAATCGACTGTGGATTAATGGTGATAGTGGGGCTGTATATAGAAGTATAGACAAGAAACGATGGATGTGGAGAAATAATATAGTTAATGCAAATAGCATAAATGACGCTGAGAATATCATGAGATTACTTGATTTATGTCCAACAAAGCATAATAGAATGTTTTTATGTTTGATGAAGAAGTAACTCTTCCCTAACTAAACTGCACACCCAATTGTACGGTCGAAGATAGGAAGAGTTACAGGGGTAACAGGCAATATACATGTTATGAATCAAATACGAGATATATAATCAAAAGCCCTAAACTGGGCTTTTTTCTTTGCAGGAAAATCCTAACCATCATGGAATACTGTCACTAGGAGGTGTTGTGACGTTATGACGGACGAAATTGTTTATTCTGCTAGTGAAGTATATAAAAGGCTAGGAATAAGTGATAGCACCCTTAGAAAGTACATGGAAGTATTGTCGCGAGAAGGATTCGCAGTGAAGAAGAATAATCGTGGCAGACGCCAGTACACAGACAGTGACATTATGGTGATTGAGAAGTTAATTGAACTGAGTAAGCATGACGGTATGACGCTAGAGAAGGCAGCGAAGATGATTGCACAGCAAATAGAGAAGGTTAATCCAGATCTGATTCAAGAAGAGGCTGAGGAAACGGATTTAGTGCCATTCCACATTAAACAGCAATTACAGGAACAGTACAGCGTTATGGCGCAAGAAATGAATCAGAGTATGTTAGCGATGGAGAAACGATTGAGTGAGCAGGCGAAGCAGAGTAACGAGGAAATAAAGGCGAGCGTAGAAGCGCATAATGAACGAGTGGAAAAACGATTGGAAGCGCGGGATGAGACGCTTATGAAAACGTTGCGCGAGATGCAGGAAACGAAGAGATTGATGCAGGAGTTTCGTGATGAGGTTGCTGCTGCGAAAGAGAAGAAAAAGCCTTGGTGGAAGTTCTGGTGAGAGACAGAAAAAGAAGTATCCTAAATGTAAAACATGGATACTTCTTTTTTCTTATTTATTCTCTAATGTTTCATAAAGACGCTTGTACATATCTTTATATGCTTCAGAATGACGATTAGCTAGATGGGTGTCTACAAAACTTTCAACAAGCATATCAATGATATTGTTAATTGACGTTTTCTCCATGCCCTCTTGTTCTTTAATGAATGGTTTAAGGGTATTGAGTTTTAACAAAACAGCAGGTGAAATTTTAGCTGTTTTAGATGGAACTAAACGTTGATCCGGTTTCTCTGGTGTTTGTATTTCCTTTTCTGTGTTAACAGGATTAAGTTGGGCAGTTAAATCTGAAGCCTCGGTAATAGGTGTTACAGTTACTATAAAAGATTTACTTTTATTTTCCAAAGGTACCACTCCTATTTTGATTTTTATAATTTTATAAAAGTATAACTTTATAATTTTATAAAATTATAAATGAATTTATTTAGAGAGGAATAAAGTTTAACTTCATTCCTACTCTCGACTTTTCTTCACTTCAAGTACTTGTTTTACAGCATTTTTTACTAATTTTTGTTTTGGAGCAGGTAATGAAGCAACTTTTTCTTCGATTAACATATTTATAACTTCATAAATTTTCATATCTTCAATTGTAGCCAGCGTGGATATTGCTGTATGCGTTTCTAATGAGACACGGAAAGATTTTGGCAACTCTTTTGTAGTAAGTTTTCTCTTAGGTTTTTCAAAGAGTTTATCATCTTCAGGGAAAGTGCGTTCCTGCTCTTCTTTACTTTCTGGTGTAATTGTTATGGATCCTTCAGTTCTCTTTCTTCTCATACCAAGTTGTTCTTTATCTATCTTCAATTCGTTATCCATTTACTGTTGTCATTCCTTCCAAAATTTCAATTCGTTTTTCAACTTCATCTGCAATATTTTGGTATACAGTATGAACGTTTTTATCATGAACATCTTTTAGATTATAAGTGATTCCTGTTCTATCAAATCTCTTTAAACGTGCCATTTGTTTAATGATATTACTGAACACATTAGCTTTACCGAAAATCTCTTCAGCTTCTTGAAGGATATCCTTGTCAATTTCATTACCGTTTTGCATCAATACAGGTAATGCCCCGATAATTTCTAATGGTAAATTGTAATCATCCGCTAAAGAGAATACATGTTCAACGTATTTCTGAGCACCTTTTAATGATCTTTCTTGTGTTTGTAAAATAACCATTACGTAGTCACTAGCGACTAAGGCGCTGTCTGCAAATTTATTTAATTGTGGTGGCACATCAATGAAAATGTAATCATAATTTTCTTTGATTGTACTTAACTGTTTTGCAAAATATGTATCTTGTGAAAAGTCATCCTCAAAATTTCTGAATAGGAACTTCTCATATGTTTGTAAATCCTCATAAGAAGGAAGCACGTCCAAGTTAGGTAGTACATTAATCAGCGCGCTTTGTAAGTTTGCGTCTATAAGAGCCATAGCTAATGTTCTTTTGAATTCCGGTTCAATCGAATGGACTTTTTTCATTGTGTTGAATAGTAAATCGGTCGCATTTGCTTGCGGATCTAAATCTACTAATAAAGTTTTCTTTCCTTGTTTTGCGAATGTATAAGCTAACATTACAGCGTTGGTAGTCTTCCCAACCCCACCTTTGAAGTTACCAGTTGTGATAACTTTGCACATTTTCCGTCACCTCGTAAAAAAAGTTTTTTTATACTTTTATAAATTTATAATTTGATTTTATAACACAACATACCTACGGTAAAGTATAAATTTATACTTTTATACTTTTATAAAAAGTTGATTATTAATCTATAAACAGATGATAGTTTATAAGATGTTTTTTTAAAAGATTGTATTATCAGTGTTTATTAGCTCTTTTTTTATAAATTTATACTTTTATATTTTTATAAAAGTATAAATTTATAAAAAGTATATCATTCTATTTTCGAAAAACTAGTTTTTTATAAAAGTATAAATTTATAAAAGTATAAAAATGAAATTGGATTTTTATATAGAGGGGAATATTACAGGATTATAGGGGTATTTACAAAGAAAAAAGCTTGTTGTAACGTAATAAACAACAAGCAACATTCTACAAAACAAAACAGAATTTGATATTTTACATAAACGAAGATCATGAAGATCGAACGAGATAAATTAAAGACAATTGAATATGAACATAAAACAAAAAGCCACTCCAATTGCTATCGGCTACCAACCTTTAGCGGAGTGACTCAGTTCTAGTAATTGCTACCAACACTTACTAGAATGAACTGTATTAACCGACAGTGTTAACGTTTAAGTAGTGTACCACCACTAACCTTAAACAACTATGCCTTTTCACGAGGCTTCTTTGATATACCCATTTTATCTATTGTTTGACTAAAATTCAACTAGTAAATGCTAGAATTGTATTTTTTGTAGTCAAAAGATATATAACGGGCATCTCTAATCCTAGAAGTCTTGTGAATGTACAGGCCATTTTAGGAATTGGAGATGCCTTTTTGTTTTGGTTCGCGTGGAATTGCCTGAAACCACGTAAATAAAAACTGATAAGCCGTAATTCCGTGCTGCTATACATATAGGAGGAACGTGTTACGTGCGTGGCTAGCTGTTGGTCGTGCAGGGGGTACAGAGTATGCGCCTACAAAAACAGCACCCCTCATTGGAATCCTGTTCTTCTGGTGAGGGAGGGCGAGAACTTGCCCAGGGATTAATCTCTGAAAGGTTCGGGTGGTTATCGTTAGCATTACGGTGCTAGGGAGTACATTCAGTTTGTCGTGTAGGGACGATATTACAAGGACAAGCCATAGAAAAAAGGATGTATGCGGTGAAAATCGCTAAGTGAGCAGGGTCTATACATACGGATACCTTATAAGTGACCGCATGGCGAAAACAAGACGCTTATCCATCTATTTTGATTGATTACTTTTTTGTGATCTTTCAAAGTAGGGGATAAATCTGCCTTCCAGCCGTCTTCCTTAATCGTTCCCACATGATAAAAACCTTCAAAACCTCCAGTCAAGCTTAATTACGAAGAAAAGATGAAAAACTTGAGATTGTTTAAGACCTGGGGGAATGACTTACTAAGATAGAGGAATACATTTGGTTAAGGTACTTTTGGGGATAACGACAGTAATGAATATATAGTTTGAAGTAGATATATGGAGTTAATAAGTAGAAGAAGTATTGTCTTGTTTCTGTATTGTGTTTTACTAATCAGATATAGTACGTGAAATTATATATAAAAATAATATGCAGAAACAGTCAAAAAACCAAAAGCAATATTGTTAACAAAGCTTAGGTTATTAATGTTTTGTTAGTGGGATCAGAGGAAAAATAATAATATAATTTGTTTATTACAAAATAAGGGAGAAATCTTTCTTTGTATTTTTTTATGTGATACCATATTAAATAAGCCCTTCGTATTGGCGTACGAAAGGCTTGAAAGGTGGTGAAAACATGATGGATGCAAACACCGTTACAGCAATTGGGACATTGCTATTAGTTGTTATTGGAATTGTTCAATTAAGTCAAAAAGAAAACAAATAGTAATGATGCGGAGTCTTTCAGTGTTGGCGCACTGAGAGGCTTCTTTTTTTATCTTCATCTTTATCTTTACCTAAAGTATATCATGCAATGCAACATAACTTCAAGAGAAGGGGTGGCGGACGTAATTAAATACTTTATACTAGGTAAAATTATAAAGAAAAGACACCATAAGGTGCCTTCCGACTTGAACCAAGTTATTTTAAATCGTTTATATTATTTATTAATTAATTTTAAAATTTCTTTTGTTGCTTCTAATTTAACAGTTTCATCCTCAGAATTTTTCATTAAGTATTTTAATGTTTCTAATGATTCTTTAAGTAGTTCATCTCTATTCTCAATTTCAGTTGTTTTTGGTTGTTCGCCAGTAATAAATTGTTCAATTTCAGCTTCTTCCCAAGTACCGTTAAAACGGCCGATAGTACGAATGTTTTTTAATAAGGATTGAATTTTAGCGTTACATTTTTCAAATGGAACCTCATTAATCCATTTAATTGATCTTGTATGAGGCATGTAATCTTTTAAATATTTTTCTTCCCATTTGTATTGTCCAACCTCACCTATATAAACTGTATCTTCTTTACGGATAAGTACAATATCCCCCTCATTCATTACATTAATAAATGAATTAACTAATCCTAAATTTGTACTTAAAGATTGACCCTCATATTTATAAGCCGTTTTAAGTTTTTCACGAATTTCATCAATTGTAGCCCCTTCTAGATTTCCAGTATCACACCAACCTATCGAGATGAAATTATCTTTTCGAAATACAGGAAATCTCTCGATATTATGAGGCTTACTGCGGAACATAAAAATTTGCTTTTTCATTAAAAATTCCTCCCAGTCGATTATAGTTACAACAAAAACGAAAAACTTATTTTGTTTATTAGTTGTAACTTAGTTATTACTATACAATGACTAAGAGGTGAAGTCAAATGAAAAAAGCACTCTTTTTTTGAGTGCTCTAAAATCTATATTTTATCGGAATTATCTATTTAAAGATTCTTCCAACATGCCCTCTAACTCTTTTTTGATTTCTTCAGGTTTCATCTGATCAACTGGCTTATAATTCCCATTAGCGTCATAGTTAGCTGAGTCTTTCTTAGGATCATATGTAGATGTTGACCCTTGACTTGAAGAGGAAGAAGGAGCTGAGTTGGGATTCGCAGTAGTATTAACAGGTTCTTCTTTTTTATTTATTTGATTCATATCAGAATAATAATCTGACTGTGTATATTTTTCATTATCATTAATGATTAATTGTTTGTCATAGACACTCATAGTGTAATTGTCATCACCGTAAGTAATATGCAAATTATTATACAAACAACGTTTGTCATTACCACAGTCAATTGCCGTCCCTTTTATCTTAGCAATAGCATCTTCCATCACTTCATATTTTTCCATTGTTTCTAAATCAGAGAATCGTTCATCTACATTTATATTAATGTTTACTGAAATTGTATTTTCTGTTTTACCACCTTCTTTGTAACTAGCCTTTTCAATGTATGGTGACAACTTGCTATCTTGTAATTTCTCTGTAGCATCTTCTTCTACAACCTTCATGTCTGCTGAACATCCCGTAAATACGAGATACGTAATAGCTATCAATAAGCCCATAAATCCTTTTTTCACATACATCACCCCTAATTTTATTTATGTCTGAGAGCAAACTAAAAGCACCCTTTCGAGTGCTACTTAATGCCTATGTTAAATACTTGGTGGTGCATCAATTGAAACATTGATATCAGTAGGACTTCCAAAAATGGAGATTCTTACTCCGTCAACCATCATGTTCTCACTATCTTTATTAGATTCTTTTCCTTCGACCATTTTTTCTAGTTTATCTGACCAAGTTAACCCCGTAGCTTTTATCATAGCTTTAATAGTGTTAAGGTCCGGCGCTCCGTTATATAGCATACTATCAATAGTTTTACCATCTCTTCTTAGTCTCACACTTACCCATTTTGCTTCTGATGTAGTATCTTCAGCTTTCGTGTAATAAAAACGATGAGTCTTCGTATCTTCTTCAAGTTCAAGATTGAAAGGAAGTATTTGAATGCCTTGACCAGCTAACTCATCTTTAATCTTGTTGTAGTTTTGTAGATATTGATCTGTAGTCATATCTTGAAATGCTAGTTTCTCTTTAATTTTTTTCTCTTCTTTTTTGTAAGTAGGCTCAGATTGTTTTGATTCAGTCGTAGTTTTCTCATTTGAGCTACAAGCAACCATTCCCATAAGTAATGAGCTACAAGTTAATGCTGTAAGTAATTTTCGTTTCATGTGTATTTCCTCCGATATGTATTGATTATTTCAATTTATTACGAATTGCTTTTAATACTCCATCAACATTGTAATCAGGAATATTACTAATTGTACGTTTCTTTGTTCCAAGCATTTTCTTTATTTCTAAGTAAATAACACCTGTATTCACATTGGATAAACCTAATAAATTTGGGGTAATATCAAAGTCTACGTTTTTAATATCCTTGTATTTTAAAACTTCAGCTTCAGCACCACCAAAGAAACCGCCTTTCATCATCACCAGGTATAAATTATGGTCTCCGACAACAATGAAACCGATTTTAGTTAGTTTAGGATTAGCAACTTCAAAGCAGTGGATCGCTTCTTTAGCTTTCATAACCTTTTTTAAAGCGTCGAAAGCATATTGGTAATACGTGCGTTCCGTTTTCGGAAGTTCTTTTGATATTTCAACCATTTCTGTAAGAGTAACTGGGTATTCAATAACGCCAAAGCGCTCATCAATTTTAGTATATTTTGGAGTAGCCATATAATATCCCCTTTTAAAATGTAAGATTTCTCACCCTATGGTAGCAAACAAGTTATCAGTATATTGTCATATTTTGTCGAATAAAAATAAAAAAAGAGAGCCGCAGCCCTCGTTGGTAAGAATAGTGATATTATGTAAATTTTTACCACTACACATTGGAAAACTTTTCTTCTACAATGTACTTAAATCAGAATATATCTTGATTATCCTCAAGCATATCGATTAATACGGAGACTTGCTTACAAAAGCGTTCTCTCTGATGTTCATTTAACGTTGTATACGTTGTTTGAACATTGGATAATAGTTCTTGTAGTGGTTCATCTTCAAAATCACTCTTGAAGCCAATAAGCACGTCTACCGATACATTGAAAAAGGAGGCGATAATAACCAAAGTATCTATATCTGGTTGGTATCGATCAGTTTCCCAGTTTTTGATTTGGCTCCTGCTCAAGTTTAACTTGTGGGAAAGTTGCTCTTGAGTTAAGCCACGTGACTTCCTTAGTTTTTTTAGAATCTGTCCAAAGTGTCTCATAGTTTAAAGTATAAATACTAAACAACTATACTACTATTTATGGGCGTTTAACTACCTTTAATGATAAAATGGTAGTTAAAGTTTCTGTTTGTAGAAATAAAAATGAGAACTAGTGTTCTCATTTTGGGTGTTTAGTGGTAAAATATGCATGTGAGGTCTTAGAACGTTCCATGCATATTTGCATATTTTATTTTCATGTAAGCTGATAAACGTTGGTATATAACGGTTTTACAACTTTCTCAATAATTATCAGATAACTACATGACTGAAATTTGCCAAAAATGTGATATTATGAAAACAAATATAATAAACGGAACGAAAAAAAGACTCACAGCGTGTGTAAGTAGTGTTCGCACCACTCTTACACCGTTCGCCCGACTCACTAGGGGAACATCTGCCATAAGTCTCTTTTCGGTCACTTCATGAGTAACAATTACATTATAACATGCCGATATTACTAAAGCATTACTATGGTATGAATTTCCTAATTATAATTTGAGAAAAAAGAGCGAAGCGTCTTTGTTCCAGAAGGAGCAAATCTGATGAATCAAACGCCTAAACAAAAACAAGAGGAATTTAAAAAGAAATCATTAAGCAAATTCTTGCATGAACTTATTGACGAAATTGATTTCCAAAGAAGAAATCAAGAAGATATCGCGAAGGAATTAGGTATCAAAGGTGGTTCACTGTCGAAAAACTTATCAGGCAAGAGTCAATTTAATTTTTGGAATATGATTAAGTTGCTTAACATCTTGTATGATGATGCATTAAAGAGAAAAGAAATGTTACATAGGTTTTGTTCAGCTACAACGAGTAAACAGAATATGCGAATTGCGATGGAATATGCAAATGCTATTGGTGATTTGGAACTATTAAAGTTAATCGTAGATATAGAAAAGACGTCCTCGTTGGCGATGAATAGAGAATGGGCTTACGTATATGAATTGGTATGGATGCGAAGTAAGGGTGTCGTTAGTGGTAAAGGGTTATTAGAGAAATTGGAAGATCGTAAAGGGAGCAAAGTAATTAAGACACAAGAAATGAAAGTGTTATATGGAATATTAACTTTCTATACGATGTATGATTTAGAAAAATTCAATTCATTGTTTGAATATGCCGAAGTATTAAAACCAAAAGTTGAAGAAATACCAGATGATTTCATTAGAACAGCATATTCAGGAAGAATTAAAGAAGGATTATCTTATGCTTACTTAATGCAAGACAACGTCGAAAAATCCAGAGAATTGTGTCATGAAATAATGAATATGAAAGACGATAAAAATTGTTTTTCTCTTTTAAGGGCATCAGCTTTAGTTTACCTTGCGGAGTCCTACACTTTCGAAAGTTACGAAAGAGCATCTTGGTATATCAATAAATCCTTAGAAATGCTGGATGCTTGTCACTTTGAAAGAGTGATAAAAAGAAAAGAAAGCGTTATAAACACTTTTGCTTTTATTAAACTAGTCTGTAATAAAGGACTAGAGGAAATTGAAATATATAACGTGTGCGAAGAAGCTTTCCATCAAGTGAGAATCGGTCGTTCTGATGTAGCGGTAAAACTTTTAAAGGAAGCTGAAAGAAAAGATGGGAAGTTAAGCCCTACGAAAAAATGTATATTAGGTTATGCATTGAAGGATATTGAATTAATTGAAGAGTCAATAGTGGACTTTGAGTGCGCTGGTAACAGATTTTATAGTAAATTACCCAGAAAGATGTTGGTAGAATTTAATAAAAATGGTATAATATATGTGGGTGATGCTAAATGAAAAAAGTGTTAGCTATAGTAGCGACATTTGCGTTAGTTGGAGTACTATACATATCTCCTGCTAAAGAGCAAAAAGAACAATCGGCACAAACAGCAAAGGTTGTTCAAGAAAATACGTACAAAATGATGGTTGATCCTGGAGGCGGAATGGGTTAATATCCCACGTTTCAGGGTTACGATATAAATATTATGAATGCGATTGTCTCAATAGAGGCGATCGCATTCGCTGTTTCTAGGGATATTTCCTAAATATCAAATTTAATATTTGAGAAAACATTGTGATTTAATTCGCAAACTATAAAGATAACATTGGAGGATTTAGGGATGGAGAAATTAGAGAACACAACTGTAGTTGATAAATTAGGGGATGCATTAATGGATGTAATAAACAGCGCTGAAAAAGGGGATTCAGTATCTTTTGATATATTATCAGAAATAAAAAAAGCGATTGGTAGCAACTAAAGCTATCAATCGCCAGATATTTTAACTAAGTTAGTAATAAGATCTAAAAGTTCTTTTTGCTTCTCAGGTGATTTCGTTTTAACTTGCATCATAAGTTTTTCCCATTCATCTTTCGCAGCGACATCAGGATTCTTTTCATCCGATTCGCCTAACACATAAGAAACAGATACATTAGCAAGTTTTGCAATTTCTAAGCTCATCTTTTTAGATGGGCATTTTGTACTTTCTTCATTTTCCCACATTGAAACTGCAGATCGACTCTGCATCCCTAAAGCTTCAGCAAATTCTCTTTGACTAAGTTGTAGTATGTCAGTCCTTATCTCTTTAACACGTCTACTAATTAATTTGTAATCCATTATTTTTATTCCCCTTAATATTGATTAGTAATTTTTATTTACTAACACCAAAAATAATTATATAAATACATTTCCTATATCTTAAATTTAACAAATATGTTCTCAAAATGACAACACTTTTAAAAACTTTTATTTTTTTAAAATTTAGGGGTTCTCAAAAAGAGACTCCCTGTGTTATACTCGATTTAACGAAATGAACAAAGGGTGATACCGAATGAAATTAAACACTGAAAAGATTAGGGAGCTAAGACTTTCTAAAGGTTTCACGCAGGTTGAAGTAGCTAAAACAATGGGTTACACGAATAGAAACTCATATTCTCAAGTAGAAACAGGGAAGCGTGAACCTAACTTACATAGATTGTCTTTACTCGCTGGTTTGTATGAAGTTACTATTGATGAATTAACAAAGTAGTCTCTTTTTTTACCTTACAGGTCTCAAAAAGAGACGTCTCGAAAATAGAATAGGGAGGAAATAAAATGAATCAATTACAAGCAGTGCAACATCCAGTAAGTGAATTTGTTTTTATGGAAGGAAACAAAGTAGTAACAGATAGTTTAACAGTTTCTCAAATGTTCGGGAAAGAGCATAAGAACGTAATTCGTGATATCGAGGTTCAATTAGAAAAACTAATTGAAGCAAATGAGTCAGATTGGGGTCAGCTCAACTTTGAGCATACCCAATACCAACATTATCAAAATAAGCAATGGTATTCGAAATACAACTTAACAGAGGATGCATTCGCAATCGTAGCGATGAGCTACATAACACCAGAAGCAATGAAAATGAAAATTAAGTTTCTAAATGAATTCAAACGAATGAAAGAACACATTCAAAAAATGCAACAGCAGCCAATCAGTATTGAAGATGCAGTAATCCACAGTATGAAGGAATTAAAGCAAATTAAAGAACAACAGCAACAAACAAATGAGGAACTGAGCAAAGTGAAACATCTTGTAGATAACGAAGTTTGGCTCACTGAACAAAATAAAGAAGCTCTATCCAGAAAGGTTAAACGTCGCGTATTCGAGCTGAAAGAAGAAGGTTATAGCAACGCATCCTATCAAGCAATTTACGGAGCGTTGAAGAAACACTTCGGAGTAGCTAAATACGATAAGATCCCACGTAAATATTATCAGAACGCTATGAAATTTGTGTCTGGATGGTATCCACCAGAAAGACCTATGGAAGGAGCGATTTAAATGATGGAAGAAAGCACATTATCACTAGGAATCGTAGCAGCGGCAATATGTGTATTCGTATACCTGGTACATCGAATTGATGTCTGGGACAAAAAGACAGGATGGTCACGGGATGACAAATAAAGAACAGCGTGATGAATACGAACGAAAGAAACTCGCATGGATTATAAAGGATTTACGAGATAGAGGGATACATAACAGCGCAGATAAGGTTGAGGAAATGCATAAGGAGTTTATCACTCTAGCAAAGTAGGACAAGCTCTCGCTTGTCGGAATATTCAGGAATCTAATGGTATCCCCCACCTTATTAAAAGGTTCCTGGATATTCCGATGCGTGAAAGCATCAAAACAAAAGAAAACCATTCGACTACGCCTAATCGAATGGTTCGTGAAACTATAGATTATTATGTACCTCTAGTATACACGGCCGGTTCTTTTAAGTAAATAAGGAGTGAAAGCCTATGTTAGATAAAAATCAGTCGAAAGTCGTCCTTCCTTCATGGGTATGGGAGGGCGTGAAAAACGAAAAAGAAGCGAAATTGAGGGCAGTTAAGTACATTACTCCTGATCGCTATCCAGGATACAAAATAATTAAAATCCAAGGCGACATAGCGGTATGTGAAAGAGAGAGCGTTTAATGAAGAAGGTGAACTGAATGAACAACAATGTGATGAAAATCGCAAGAATAAATTTGCGTGGTAATACGATGGATCAAGGCTGGTTTAAGCACCTTACTTTAGATAACGGCAAGCCGTATATGGTCGCCATTACCGTATTAAGTGAAATCTTTTATTGGTATAAACCAACTGAGATACGCGATGAGAAAACAAACGAAATTCGTTACAAACAAAAATTCAAGGCGGACAAGCTTCAGAAGAGTTATCAGCAACTGGCGGATTCGTTCGGATTTACGAAACGACAAGTATTAGAAGCGTGTAAATACTTACTAAAAAGAAAACTAATTGTGATTGAATTTCGCACCATCATAGTTAACGGAACAAGACACAACAATGTAATGTATGTAGAACCTATAGTCGAGAATATTGAAAAAATTTCAATTTTATACCAAGACCCTATCACATTAGAAAGTGATACCCTCCCACATTATAAAGAGGGAGGCTCCCACACTGAAACGGGAGAGGCTCCCACATTGAAACGTGGGACAAATACAGAGATTACTACAAAGAATACTACAGAGATTACTACAAATAAAAAGACTTCTCGTCTCAAGTTTGAAACTTGCGACACTAATGCTGCTAAATATTTGTTTGAAAAAATTAAAAGTAATAACTCGAAACAAAAGCAACCTAATTTTGATTCATGGGCAAATGAATTCAGATTAATGCGCGAAAAAGATAATCGTGAATTACAAGAGATTAAGGATGTTATTGATTGGTGCCAAGAGGATATGTTCTGGAAAGGAAACATCTTATCGCCTAAAAAACTACGTGAAAAGTTTGACCAGTTAACTATTCAAATGAATTCTAGAAAGGGAGCGAATAAACGTGTCGGAATCGATCGGAAGAGTGATGACTCGGATAGTGAATACATCGGCTTGTAATGAAGAAACAGAAGGATATACATGTGAGCATTGCAATAAATACATTGCAGCAATAACTGTTGAAGTTCCGCAGTTACGCATTAAAAATAAAATCCTTCCTACCTGTGAATGTGTTGTAGAACGAGAGGAAGCGAAAATACGTGAAGCTCAAAATTTTGCTAAGAAACGAGAAATAGAAAGGTTGTTTAGTATCAGTAATTTAGGAGAAAGATTCTCGAAAAGTACTTTTGAATCGTTTCTAGATAGAAATGGATCCGAGACTGCTTACAAGATAGCGATGAAGTATGTAAAAACATTTAAAGAATGGAATGGCGAATCGTTAATGATTTGGGGAGAACCCGGGAACGGTAAAACTCACCTAGCTGCAGCGATTGTAAATGAACTTTCGAAAAAAGGATACATCGTTGTATTTCAAAGCGTTCCGGAGCTATTGCAACGCATTCGCAGTACTTTTAATAGTGAAAATAAAGAAAATGAAACACAAATTATGAGAGCACTTTTAGAATGCGACTTACTTATATTAGATGATATTGGAGCAGAAAAGACTACGGAATGGGTAGAAGAGAAATTGTTCAATATTATAGATGGTCGATATAGAAAAGAGCTTCCTACCTTATATACAAGTAATCTTCAACCTAAAGAACTACAGACCCAAGTAGGAAAGCGTTCCTATGATCGAATGGTTGAAACAAGCCTCACGGTTGAAAATAAAGCAGAAAGCTATAGAAGAGAGATTGCTAAGCAACGTCTTCAAAGATTCATAGAAGCGTAAAAGGGGAGAAGGAAAATGTTATTTGACGATGTACAAGCTCCATCTAAACCATATTGCGATATATGCGGTGCAGCAATTGATAACATCGATATACACGAGGTACGTATTGAAGAGAAGGAAATGACAGCTTGCTCAATTTGCTATGGCGATCCAACTGTAAGAAGGATTGACTCGAAAACGTTGTTTGACTTAATAAAATCGGTTGGTAAGCGTTACGGGTACCGCAAGAGTATAAGGGAAGTGCAACAACAAATAGAAGTAGATATGAAGAGTATAGAAATAGATGTGCTCGAAAAAATGGAAGGGCATTTGTTACGACAACCAACAGGTGAAAAGATTGAATTTTCAGTCAAAGAATTACTATACATCTTTAATAAACTACGTTTACAAATAGCCGGTCACAATAACATCGCTTTTGCAGTAGCCCAAATATCAGAACGGGGAATTGAAGTCGTAATAAGAAAGGATGACGATTATGTGCGCGTGTAATGGTACTGGAGTAATTCAAAACGGAACTGGAATGGGTATGTATCAATTCGGACCATGCGTTTGCGAAGCGGCAAATCAAACACCTGAAGAAGTGGATAGAAAGCGTCATACCGTTATAGCGAGGCTGATGGAAATCCATCGTATGCAGCAGGAAGAGAAAACAGGCGTTGTGGCATGAGAAACGGTCAGCTTTCGTTTGAAGATGTCATAGGAACTTTTGATTACGCAGCTACTAGTACTTCAGAAAAGTTTCTACACAGCAATAACCATAACGCTATAACGCCTACGTATGAAGTTCACTTCTATGATCAGGATGAGAAACAGAAAATTGATTGGTTTGAATCGAAGAGTGAAGAAGCTGCAAATAGCGATGCCAAAGCGAAGCATGGAAGGATTCACATTATAAAAACTGTTGTAAGTGCAAGGACTTTAACGGAGATTATGAATTTAGATTAGGGGGATTGCAATGAAAAAGGGGATTTTAAGTCAATCTGATTATCAACGAGCTGAAGAAAACGGAATAAATAAGAATACTTTAAGAAATCGTGTTTACAACTGCGCTTGGGATGTTGTAGAAGCCGTAACAACCCCGCCAGGAAAAAAACGCGCTTCTAAAAAAAGCCAATCTGAAATTTGGCTAGAAATCGCAGTAAAAAACGGAATGAATCCCAACACATTTTATAGCCGAATTAATTTAGGGTTTACTCCAGAAGAAGCAGCCACGAAACCAGTTAAAAAGCCATCTGAATTTATTAAAGAAATGGCTAAGTTAGCTGAAGCAAATGGAATTAACTATCAAACATTTCACTCACGGATACGTAATTATAAGTGGGATATAGAATTGGCAGCTACTGTTCCCCCAATAGAAACAGGGAGACGTTGTTGTAACTAATTTAAAGTGAGGAATGTGAAACTTTATGAAATATAGTCCTGTTCCTACTTGGGAAGAATATGAAATCGCAAAACGTAACGGAATAAAGAAGTGTACGGTAGATCAGCGGATTAATGTTTATGGTTGGACTGTAAAGGACGCAATTAGTAAGCCTTTATTCGTTAGTTTAAAAAAACTGTATGCAAAACAATGGGAATTGGCACAACAAAATGGTATCTCATATGATACGTTCTTCTCCAGGATTAAACGTTACAACTGGAATCCTGATGATGCGGCAACGACGCCAGTTTTATCGCCGATAGAATGTACGAAAAGAGCACACTCCAAAACAGATATCATAACGCCGTCACAATACCGCATAGCACTAAATAACGGCATTGGAAAACGAACAGTAAGAACTAGAGTCTTTGTACTTAAATGGGAGATAGAACGCGCTATAACGACTCCACCTAATATTAAACATAGAGCTAAGAAGGAGGCAATCTGAAAATGGATTTAGATCGGTGGTATGCCGAAGAAGAATATGCAAGCACGGAGAATAATTATCTTCCAGTTCCAACTTGGGAACAATATGAAATTGCTAAGAACAATGGTATTAGTAAGTGCAACGTAGATCAGCGGATTATACGAGGTTGGAACATATTAAAAGCTATCACACGACCTGTGAATGAATCATTTACGAAAAAGTACAAGAAAGAACTAGCAATAGCGGAGGGAAACGGGATTGGATATCGGTTATTTCGCCAACGTATTAAAGAATCTTTTTGGAAACCAATTGAAGCTGCGACAGTCCCAAGATTGACTAAAAAAGAAGCAGCAGAAATATCGTCAAGGGTAAGGAGGAAGAAAGATGCAGTATAATCCCGTACCTACTGAAAAAGATTACGAGATTGCAGCGCGTAACGGAATTAGCAAAATGAACGTGTATTTACGAGTTAATAAACGCGGATGGGAGATAGAACGTGCTATAACGGTACCAGTTAGAAAGAAAAAATGCAGGGTAGGAATAAACGCTGGAATGAAAAAACTAGCAGAACAAAACGGAATTAGTCATACGACATTATATAAAAGGCTTAAAAGCGGCATGGACCCTTACGAAGCGGTAACAACACCGAAGAAACACAGAAAATGGGAATCATTAATAAATGTAGCGAAGGAAAACGGAATAAGTACACCTTCATTTTACGGAAGAATCGATAGAGGTATGGATCCATATGAAGCAGCTACAAAACCACCACGAAAGTATAAAAAGAAACAAATCAGCTAGGAGGAAACATGGAGCAAGACGTTTTAATCAACAAATTAATTGATAATCACATATACAAGCTACCGGATGGGCGCGACTTATTTGAAGGGAGTTGCGAGGAACTGGCGGGGTTGCTAAAAGGAGATGGAGAAAATGAGAGAAGCGATTGAAGAGCTTATAAGAGGATTACGTGAATCGGCAGTAGAGAGCAGAAAAGAAGCTGACAAAGCTTTTGATAGTAGGGATTTAGGATTATCGGGATTTCATAAAGGACAGTGGCACACATTAGAAAATACGGCAATCACATTAGAGGATATTTTAGCAGATCACAGGGAGGAAGAAAAATGAAATATACAGAGCATGGCACGTTTGAAGTAACTAAATTGTTAATGGAAGCGAAGGGAGAAAAGAAGTAATGACAAGCTGTAACTACACGTATTGGGAAGAAGCGATTAAAGAGTTTTACAGAAAACAAGAAGCGGAAAGAGGTAATAAGAATGGCAACTAAGATCACTATGTTCACGAAAAATAATTGTCCTAATTGTATGAGAGCTAAGATGTTATTCGCATCTTGTCCGGTAGAAGTCGAGATTACAGAAATTAATTTAGAGACACCTGAAGGTAAGGCGCACCAAGAAATTTTAGGAATACAAACAGCTCCTACTTTTGAATTCGAAAACGGTAAGTTCATTTATGGTTTTGATGAAGGCAAGCTTATGAACGAATTAGGACTGTAGGAGGGATTGCGTGAAGAAAGAAACTGCGGTGCAGGTGCAAAGCGAACTCGATGTAGTAGAGGATGAGATTCGTAAAATGGAATATCACTTGGTTGGATTGAATAACGAGAAACGGAAAACGCAACTTTCCTTGGAAGTTTTGAAGAAACAGAAAGAGAAATTGAAAAGTTACTTATAAGGAGTGAACGGAATGAATTTACGAGTGAAGATTAAGCGAGTGAAAGATGTGGAATTGCCACGATATGCGAAACCTGGTGATAGTGGCTTTGATCTTGTAGCGGCAGAGGACACGATTATCTGGCCGGGGGAAACAAAAGTTGTACAAACCGGATTAGCTTTCGAGATTCCGCCAGGATATGAATTGCAGGTGCGCCCGCGTAGCGGTATGACGCGTAATACAAAGTTGAGAGTTGTTCTTGGAACGGTGGATAGTGGATATAGATCAGAGATAGGTATTATTGCAGAAAATATGGGAGAAGAAGCTTATGAAGTGACGCGTGGAGACAGAATCGCTCAAGGGGTAATCGCTCCAGTAATGACAGCTTGTTTTGTTGAATCAAATGAATTGAGTGAATCAGAAAGAGGGGGAAGTGGTTTTGGGAGTACAGGGATCCGATAAAAGATTTAAAGAGTGTTGCGTATGCGGGGAGGTTTTCAAGACCAAACCGAGTCATTGGGAGAGAAGGAAAGCTTGTAGTAGAAAATGTGATAACAAACGAAGAGAAACGATGTATCTAGGTAAAGATAATCCTAATTTTGAAAATAGAGGAGAAAAAAATCCGTTATTTAAAGGTGGAAGAAGAATAAATTCTCGTGGTTATGTACTGGTTTATCACCCAGAACATCCTAACTGTGATCAGGACGGATATGTGATGGAGCATCGTTACATAATGTCCCTGCATTTAGGAAGACCCTTAGAAGCTTGGGAAGTTGTACACCATAAGGATCATAACAAACAAAATAATAAAATATCTAACTTAGAAGTTATGAGTTTAGCAGATCATACAAGACTTCACAATGAAGAAAAAGAGATTATCAGGTGTGAAAAGACAGGAAGAATATTGGGTATAAACGTCATAGCGCCAGTAATAACAGCGCATTTTGAAGAAGTGGACGAGCTATCAAATAGTGAACGTGGTGTTGGTGGATTTGGAAGTACAGGGATTAAATAATAGGGGGAATTTCAAATGAATATCCAAATTGGAGAAAAATACAAAATTACATCAGACGCTTATAACGTGGTAATTAATCAGAAGTACCAGAAGGAAGCAAAAGAAGGTGAAGAGCCCAAATACGATTATAAGGCAATTGGTTTCTATCCAAATTTAGAAAAAGCGTGTATAGGGTTACTGGATAAAGATTTAAGGGATAGTGAAGCGACAAGTATTAAGGATCTAATGCTAGAGATTAAGAGTGCTAAGTTAGCGATATTAAGTGGGATTGTAAAGTAAGACAAAATTTGAATTTTGTAGAAAAATGGAGGGGGTTCATTTGAAGTTTAAAGAGGGCGAAGATGTCATAGTTGACCATCCAGATTATCCAGAGTCAAAAGGATTAGCACGAGTGATAAGAGCGACATCGAAAATTTTATGGGTGGAGTTACATGAACAAAAAGGAGAATGGATGGTTCATGAGGATTTTCTACGCAAATCAACAAATGAGGGAAAAGAGGAAACTAAATGAACCTAGAATGGCTTACTTACAAGTGTTGGAATTGCATGGAAGATATTATTCAATGTACATCTGGAGTAAGACATCTTAGATTTAAGTGTCCGAATTGCGGTAAGGATGGTTATATAACTCACAGAGAAGATGTAAAAGGTGAAGGTAAACACAGATTTATTAATAAGGAGGAAAACTAATGAGAGATATATTTATAGATGGAAAAGATTCATACGGAGACTTCTACAATTTCACTAATGAACACAATCTCATGGGTATTGAATTTGAACACAACTACTTAGAATTCGATACAATAGGTGAATTTGAAGAGTTCATTAAAATTGCAAGTCAAGCTTTAGAGTTGCTAAAGGAGGAAAATCAATGACGCATCATATTAGAAAATTACTAAGTATGTACGACGAAGGTGAAATTGAAACACTAGAGGATTTATCTGTAATGATCTACGACGAGATACTAGCATTTTTGCCTAAGGAAGAAAACTAAACAAAAGTGTCATTTTAATCGAAAAGGAGTTTAGAAGAATGGAGACATATACAGGATTTAAAGCGATTGAACGTATGAAAACAAACTGGATTACACCTAACTCTAATAATGGCAGTGCCTATAAATATAATGAAGGGGAAATTTGGATGATGTGTGGAGGTCTTGCGGGGCCTTGCAATATAACAATCAATTCTTTCTTCGATGATGAATTTGTAGATTATGAGGAACCATTACAAATGGAAGACTGGGTTACTTCCTTAAAACACACATTCAAAATAAAAGGTAAATATACGAAAGATGGATTAGATTTTGCGATCACTGATTTTTATTCATCTGGTTGTTATCAACACTATCCATTTGAATGTTTAAGAAAAGCTACACCTGAAGAGATTGAAAAAGAAAAACGCCGCAGGATGTTTGAAAATGTAGGACGTGAACTGAATGAATTCAAAGTAGGTGATTGTGTAAAAGATGATAATGATTCTTACATGAAAGTAGAAGATGTTATCAGCGATCTGAAAATCGTGCTTTGTTCTTATTATGATTCTAATGCATGTGCCATTGTGAGGGGAAGATTCAAATCCGTCGAGTTAACACCAGTATTCTTTGTTGAAAATATTGTACAAGTAGAAGATTAAAACCAAACAAAAGCGTTATTTGGTCGGAAAGGAGGATGATTATATTGGCTAAACATTGTTTAGATTGTGGAAATAAGCTAGAAACAGTTAATTACGCTGAAACTTGTACTAAATATATTTGTTCTACGTGCAATGTATATTGGTTCCAATCAAGAATAGTGGTTGTAGAGTGGACACAACAAAAGGTTAAAGAAAAGCAAACAAAATAGTTATTTGAAAGAGAGCCGGTGATTATATGGGAGATCGAATGTGCCCGGATTGTAATGAAATGAGTTTGGTTGAAAAAAGTCTCACAAAATGGAAGTGCCTAAATTGCGAAGAGGAATTCACAACGAAAGAATTAGATGCGGATGTTGAGTTTGATTAAGTAACCGGTGATTTGTAACAAAACCCTTATTTGAGGAAAAGAGGAACGACGATGAAGAAACAAAGGTGGAGAAAAACAAAAGTTAAAACTTGTTACTTATGTGACAAGAAATTAAATATAAACCAGATCTGCGGCATAAATGATTGGAGTTATAAAAACAAAATTTTGTATTGGTGTGAGGATTGCGTAGATTATTAAAACAAAATCGTTATTTCATAGCAAACAAAAAAGAGCACACATGTAAGTATGCTCTTTAACAAGAAAGGTAGATTTCTATGAATGGATGCCTCCATACAATAACATATGCTTGTCCAGTTAAAAGGTAAAAAGTTTTTAAAGAAATTATAATTTAAATAAAAGAAACCCCGTTTATCTACGGGGCTTCTAAGGGTAAATGTCAAGTAATGACGTACTCGACTAATTAACCATATCATGAATTTATTGGTAAAAATACTGGTAAATGCGTCCAATTAGTATGGTCATCAACTTGAATAAAAAGGTTATTTTAGTTGTAGTTTAACAAAAAGGACCCGCTATAAATAGCAGGCCTTTTCCTAAAATGGCAAAGAGTAACTCTTACCTTACTCTTCTACTATATAATACACCATATTTGACTGTTTGTGTAGAAAAATGTCGAAATATGCAATATTTCATGTCGATTATAAGAAAACGAAGAAGTGAGACCGATAATTGAATAAAAACGCTATTTTATTAGAAAAGGATGTGCAGTTTGAAATCTGAAGAAGTTAAACAGCTTATTACTGATTTAGAACGTAGAAAATCAGGTTTAAAACGGATCCAAAATGGCTTTTCAAGAATTCATAGTGAGGAATATCGTGATGGTGTTAATAAACAAATAGGAATTTTGGACCAAGTAGTAATGAGATTGAATTGGGTTATGAGGGATGAAAGTAATTAATATAAAAATTTCATTTTGTAGAAAAATGAGGTGCTCAGATGAAAGGCTCTACAAAGTATCAACTATTAAAAGATGATTTCGATCATGCTGTAAAACAAATTGAATTGAGGAATAAAGAAATTGAACTTCTTAGAGCAAGTCGTGATTCATCTATACACGAATATCGCCAATTGTTTAATGAACGGATGAAACTTAAAGAGGAAATTGAGTTTTTAAAAGATGATGTTCAAATAAGGGATGAACATATTGAAAGACTCGAGAAGGAATTACAGGAATATAAAAGAGCAGCTAGCAAAAGCTAACGGCTCCTTTTGACAAAAGATTCCGGGCTGCCAACACTGTTAAGAAAGCAGCTTATAGATAGTATGCACAAAGTTGTGCTAATTATTCCAATTAATAAAGGACAGCTAGTGAAAGCTAACTGTCCAGCCTTTAGAGAAAGGGAGGAATAAAAATGGGTATATAAAAATTCCTCCATCTACAGTATTGACGGAATATTGAGTTTTATTCGGGGGGGGAGAGAAATGAGTAAATTCAACGGTCAAAAATTAACGGAACTTCGGCATTTATTCGGAATGACTCAAGGGCAAGCTGCTGAATTGTTGGAGGTTGATACCCAGAGGTTGATTGAGATAGAGCGGTCAAGAATCATTCCGTCGTTTAATCAAATACAAGTACTATGCAGAAGGTTTCATGTTAAACCAAAGTATTTTTATTGCGAATCATTTGTAACTAATAGAGTGAATCCAAATTACATTTCTTTTCGTCATTAATAAACTAGGAGGTAGTGGGAAATGAAAGTAACATTTGAATATGAGTTAGAGGATAAGCAAAGAGAGTAGTTTGAGCATGTAAGAGTGGAAGAAGGCGAAGCGGCAGCGTTTTATTTTTTAGAGGACTTAGTAAAAAAAGAAATTGAAGTCGCTGAGGCTGTTGAAACAGAGTACAAAGAATAAAACTCAACAAAATAATCCTTTTAATAGAAAGTGAGGTTAAAAGAATGGAAGGTAATGTAAAGCTGTTAGGTGCAGACGGAATGTGTGGGATGGAGTTCGCAGGAAGTAAGGTTAATGTTTATAACGATGCAGGATACGTGATGGAGAGTATGACGACAAGGGAGCATGTACAGGAAGTTATTGATTTTCTGGAAGAGTGTAAAGAACAGATGGAGGCGTAGCATGATTAAATTTACAGTACTGGGAGAGCCTGTGGCCCAAGGCAGACCGAGAGCAGGAATTCGTAACGGAAAGATAAATATGAGAGATCCAATGAAATCAAGAAACTTTAAGCAATATGTTGGCTTAGTAGCTTCACAGTATGCACCGGAGAAATTATTGGAAGGGCCGTTACAACTCGAGGTGAAGGTGTACAAGCCTTCTCTCAAGTCCTTCTCTAAAAAGAAAGCATTAGCAGCAGAAGAGGGATTACTGAGACCGACAACAAAGCCAGACGTTGATAATTACGTAAAAGGTGTGAAAGATGCGCTCAATAAGGTCATATGGAATGATGACAGTCAGGTAGTGGATCTAAAGGTAAGTAAATGGTATTCAGAGAAACCACGCGTTGAAGTAACTGTAAAGGAGCTGGACGAATGACAAAGACGAAAATATATGTGTGGGACCGTATTGAAGGTAATGACAGAGTTATAGATGTATATTTTTCTAGACCAGTTAAGTTTAGTTATATCGATTGGATTTAATGGATAACGGAACCATGCAGAGTAGATTGGTGGGGGCTACTTTACTAAGCATGTTTCCCTTATTCAACAAAGAGATAGTAAAATTTCACGTACCTGATGTGAATGTAAAAAACAAAATTCAGAAATAGGGGGATTCCTTCATGGAAACACAATTAACATTATTACCGGCTATCGATGATAAGAAAGTACAAAAGGAAGTAGTAAGCATTTTAAAAGAATATAGAGCGCTTAAGATGCGGTTTAGTAATGAAGTGGAGCAAGAAGGAATCAGTTTATTCCCTGAATTACGTGATTCAAGGGTAACGAGTAGGATGAAGGTACAACAAATTGAAAAAGCGTTGAATAACATTCTGGATGAAGACGAAAGAAACATTATTACTATGAAGTTCTTAGATAATAAGCCAGTTAAAGATTCATTCGTACAAAACGAATTGATGATGAAAAACTCATATTTTTATGAGAAGAAGAAAAGTGCAATTAAACTGATCGCTACTACTTTAGGAATCATTTGAAAATGGCAGAGAAAACGCAGAGAAATAGCATATTTTTTGGGGAGTTTTTGCAAATGGGAAAAACGATAAATTATATGTACAAGCCCTTTGACAACCGCATATCGAAGAGGATTAGTACACCTATCAGTGAAACGTTCTTATGCGAGAATGTCACGGTAACGTATACCGCATAGTAGGGCGGGCAAGGCGGTAAGAACCCGCGTTAAGACGAAAAGACCAATGAATAATTATAATGACATATTCCAGTGTGGCGGGTGTGAGATAACTCGCATTCGTCATGCTGTTTCTAATTTGTATCAATCGATCAGTACAGAATCCACCTTCTGTATTGAATATTGATATAAAATTCAATATTCCTGTTATGTTGATTTCTAAGAATGGGGATGGTTTTCATGATTGAATGAATGCCGTTCTAAAAATCTAAAACAGTATACGTATCTCGTACATTAGTAATTACTAACGATTCTTATTAATGACCAAAACGAGGGCAAAGAGTTCCACTCTTTGTTTGAGCCAATACAGCGGAAACATTCCCCTTCCGTCCCTCTAGTGTATTGGTTCAAACAAGGCGTCGGAAGAAACATATACGTCTTGATATAAATTAAAAACCCTTTATAAGAGAGTTACACCATAGCTCTCATTCGACATGTGGTATGTGATGCCCTAAAATCACAGGACAATCTCTACGGAGTATAAACGAGAAGAGAAGCAACATATGAGTGCTGAAAGAGATATAGGAAGCTCTTGCTCTTCTCCCAGTCACTGAACACAGGGCGTGTAGCCAAACTAGTTGATGCGGTGGCTTGGAGAAGGTTGAGAGTACTCAGTCTTGATCTAAGAGAAACTTTTGCCATTTGTTTTCTCTCTTTTCTCCCATCCCCTTGAAATCTGTCACTTTGGTGATGGCTTTTTGTTTTTTGTAAACTAGGGATTATCAATTATGTTAGTTCCTAGTTTAGAGAGAATAAAATTATTTACTATATAGAAATTACACATTAAACGTAAAACAGAACAAAATGGACATTTAAATAGGAGGATAATAATGAGTGAACATAAATTAACAGTAGAAAAGAAAGATAAAGATAGTATTCATTTTAGACCAACATTCCCCCATAAGATTGACGGAAATAAAATTAAAACATTGGATGATGTAATTAAAATCTTGAGCCTAATGGAGATTCGTTTAGATGATAAGGCGGTAAAGGGGCTAGAGCATCTAATTGCGGATGACAATGATTAAATCAATAGCAATTATCGTAGGCGCTGCTGTGATCTTGGTGGTGTCTTGTTTGTTGTTAAGGAAAGATAAGCGAAAGAAGCAAATGGAAAGAGAAATCAGAGAAGAGCGATTGAAGTTTGTAAGAAAGAAATTTGCTGAGTATCTTGAAAGGAAAGATAAGGAGTGAGGGAATGAGTGGATTCGGATGGTCTTTAGTACTGTGCGTGTTATGGGAGTCTAGATGGTTCTTGTTAGCATTCCTTTTACCTACATTCTTAATCGGATTAGGAACAGGGTGGCTTATATGGGGATAAAAGACATCTATCAGATTGCCTCCGAAAGAGTAAATGATGTTGCTGATATTCCTTTATGTACTGTAATGAAAGCGTTGGAGATAGACCCGAATGAAATCGTAAGTTTTATGGATGAGATTGAGGAGGGGTGAGAGGATGAAAAGAGCGGTATTAAAAACCGTTAATGACGATGTTCATATTATGAATGGGCCAGCATTGCTAGGTTTGTACAAGCAAAACGGCAATAAGTTATTTACGACAGATATTATTTTAGACATCAAAGATGACGATGGAAACATTGTGGCAATGTTAAATGCTAAATATGTAGTCTCAGTGGTATTTGATAACAACTAACAAAACAAACGAACACAACGAACGAAAATAGAGATAGTTAACAAGGTGAAGTTTATGCAGGAAATAACGGTGATTAGGTGCTGAAAACCCGCTAAACTACGCTATGTATAAAATCATGCATAAAGAATTGGAATGATATGTTACAGGAAGTGAGTGTTTTCAACGATTTCCCGTAATATCAACTTTTATCAACTGCCGATAAGAATGGTTATGTAAACAAGATATGAAGCTATTAGTATATTATATTCATTTCCCTGCATAAATTAGTTTTCGTTATGGATTTTTTAAAATATGATTCTTTTTGTGTTATTCTGGAAGAAAAGGAGCGGTAACTATGGATGAAAAGTTCTATTTTGTTTCTTATATGTGGGAAGATGTTGAAAGAAATATAAGTTGGACTCCGGAACATATGGTTATAAATGAGCATCCATCAATATGGTATAAACGAATTAAGTATAGCAGCACCAAAGATTATAGAATAGTTAGTTTCCAATCCATTTCAAAAGAGGAATACGAAGAATTCGAAGTCATTCTGTAAAAGTAGCGAATCCGCTGCTTTTTTATTTTATGGAGGAATTACCATAAGGAGGAGTTAGACAGATGAAACTAAATAAACAAGAACAAACAGTTATTGTCGGTCATTTAATCAACAATGTTATTGGATTAGAATTAGTTAAGCAACACATTGATCCACAGAAATTAGAGAAGGCTGTAGCTTTGCATAATGAAATGAATGATGATATGACGCCAAAACAGTGTCGAGAGGCTCTTATTAGTGCGTTGGATAAAACAATTGATGAGTTTTTAAAAGAATAAATAAAATACTAAAAGAGATTATCGTGAGGTGGTGGTCGTGGCACGACAACGTAGCCCAGACAGAGATAAGGCATTTGAAATATATAAAGCAAGTAAAGGTGAGAAACCGCTGGTTGAAATTGCTGAAGAGTTAGGTATAAAGAACCCTTCGCAAATTAGAAAGTGGAAATCACAGGACAAATGGGACGAAAAAATAAATGGTAACGTAACTATTGCAAAAAGGAGCGTTACTAATGTTAAAAATCCCAAAACAAAAGAAAAACTAAAAGAGATTTTAGAAGATGAAGAGCTGACCGAAAAGGAACGGCTTTTTTGTTTGTATTACGTGAAATACTTCAATGGTACACAAGCTGCACTGAAAGCTGGATACTCTAAAGATGGTGCTCATGTACAAGCGAGTCGGTTACTAAGGCGTGAACGAGTTTCTTCCTATATAAAAGAGCTTAAAGGTGAGTTAGTTGAAAATGTGTTTGTAGAAGCGATGGATGTGCTGAAAGAGTACATTAAGATTGCTTTTGCTGATATTACCAATTATGTGACCTTTGGGCAAAGAGAAGTTGAACTAGAACCGTTAGAGAAAACATCAGTAGATGAAGATGGAAATGAAGTGACGGAGTTTATTACTGAAACAAGAATGATGAACTTTGTTGATTTAACTGAGTCTGATATGGTGGATGGTTCAATAATTACTGAAGTGAAGCAGGGGCGTGATGGTATTTCCATTAAACTTGCTGACAAAATGAAGGCTCTGGATAAGCTATCTCAGTACTTTGACTTAGTTCCTGACAACTTCAAGCGCCAAATTGAAGAGGAACGCCACAAGATGCAGAAGGAAGTGCAAAAGGTACACATTGAGAAGATGAGGGCTGAAATAAAAGAACTGACTGATGATAATAGTAACGGTGGTAAAGTCATCATTGTAAACGATAAGGAAGCCATGAGAAAGGCGATGGGAAATGACCAAGACAGTTAATATTATGGACTTGATGAATATCAATTTCTACTCGTTATGGCTTGCAGAGCAGTCACATATCGTTGCAAAAGGCGGCCGTTCATCTATGAAGTCTTCCGTTATCTCAATGAAGCTCGTAACTGATTTTCTTGAAGATGAGCAAGGCAATGTAGTTTGTTTGAGGAAAGTCGGTAAGTACCTATCTACTTCTATTTATGAACAAATCAAATGGGCCATTTATATGCTTGGTGTAGAGAGCGAGTTTTACTTCGGTAAATCACCTTTAATCATTAGGCATAAGAAGACCAACACTGCATTTTATTTCTATGGCTGCGACGATCCCTTGAAACTTAAGTCGGCTAAGATTGCTAAAGGCTATGTAATGGCACTTTGGTTCGAGGAAGCAGCGGAATTCGCTGGGGTAGAAGATATTGATATTGTTGAGGATACTTTCATCCGTCAAGAAATCGAAGGTAAGGAAGTAAAGGTGTACTTCTCATACAATCCGCCACGAAATCCATACAGTTGGATTAACGAGTGGTTAGATAGCAAAGCAGGAGATGAGGACTATTTCATCCATCACTCAACATACATGGATGATAAAAAAGGTTTCTTATCTCAGCAGATGATTAGGAAAATTGAGAAGTATAAGATACATGACTTAGATTATTGGCGGTGGATGTACGGTGGAGAAGTTATCGGTTTAGGTGATATGGTCTATAACATGAATCATATACAAGAAATTGACGAACTCCCACATGATGATGACATTATTTTAATCGATACAGCATCCGATACAGGACATCAGGTATCTGCTACTACTCATTTATCGCTAGCTTTCACTAAGAAAAGAAACGTTATCTTGCTAGATACCTATTACTATAGCCCTGCTAATAAGGTAGTTAAGAAAGCTCCAAGTGAGTTGTCTAAAGACTTCAAAGAATGGCAGGATAGTATAATCAAAATGTATAACAGGTATTTTGATAAACAGACAATTGATTCTGCAGAAGGAGCGCTTCGTAATCAGGTTTTTAAAGATTACGGTATAAGACTGCATCCAATAGCGAAGAAAAAGAAAATAGATATGATCGATAACGTCCAGGACTTGTTAGCTCAGGGGCGTTTCTTTGTATTGAAAACAGAAAGAAATAAAATTTTTATAGAAGAACACAAGAAGTACCAATGGGATGCAAGCACTCTTCAAAGTGATGATCCAAAAGTAATGAAGGTAGATGATCATACTTGTGATGCATTTCAGTACTACGTTAATGATAACTTACAAAAACTCGGATTGAAATTTTAGGCGGTGATAACATGTTTGGAAACATCGTTGCGAAGGTAAGGAGGTGGATGTACAAATTGGGCCTGATTAAAGGGATTAAAAATGCTGTAGATATGAAAGATGTTATGATGACTGATTCAATGTATAACAACATAGAAAAATGGAAGCAGTTATATATGGGGTATTTTCCGAAGTGGCATGACGTTACGTATCAAACAGTAGACGGTAACTCTCATAAACGCCAAATGAGAAGTATGGGGATGCCGAAAGTAATTGCGTCAGAAATGGCTAACCTTGTTTTTAATGAGAAATGTGAGATTAGCCTATCTGATGAGAAAACGCACGATTATATAACTGAAGTTCTTAAAAATAGTTCGTTTTATCTTCAATTCCAAAACTATTTAGAATATATGTTTGCTTTAGGTGGTATTGTGGCTAAAGCATATGTTGACAATCAAGGAGTTCGGATTGGTTTCGTAAATGCAGATTGCTTTATCCCAACTGCTGACAATGGGAAAACAGTGACAGAAGGTGTTTTTGTAAATGAAACAAGGAAAAACAATAAGAAATATACGTTACTAGAATGGCATAGTTGGATAGATGGTAAATATGTGATCAGGAATGAATTATACGAGTCTGATGGTTCTGAATTAGGAACGAAAATACCATTAGCGAAAATGTATCCTAATCTAAAAGAAGTAGTAGAGATTGAAAACTTGAAGCGTTCCTTATTTGTATATATCAAGCCTAACCTTGCTAATAACATCGAATTAACTAGTAATTTAGGTGTGAGTATCTATTCTTCTGCTTTAGATACATTACAAGAATTAGATGTGGCATTTGATTCATTCGAAAGAGAATTTAGATTAGGTAAGAAGCGAATTATTGTCCCAACAAGTGCAGTGAAAACAATTGTAGATCCTATGACGGGTGAAATGCGCCGTTACTTCGATGCGAACGATGAAGCTTATGAGTCTTTGGAGTTAGGTATGGACAGTGGAGCTGTAAAAGAGATATCATTCGAACTTCGTGTAGAGGAACATGTTTCTGCTATCAATGCGTTGTTAAATATCTTATCAATGCAGACGGGATTTAGTACAGGTTCATTCACTTTTGATTCGGAAGGGTTAAAAACAGCTACCGAAGTAGTGAGTCAAAATAGTAAAACGTACCGTACTCGAAATGGGCACGTAACGATTATTGAAGAAGCATTAAAAGACCTAATTACTGTCATTTTAGAGATTTCGAAACTATACGATCTGTATTCTGCTCCTGAAGATATTGATGTATCTGTAAACTTTGACGATAGTATTGCAGAAGACAGAAACACAAATGCGGATTACTGGATAAAACTTAAATTGAACGGCCTGACATCTGCAAAAATGGCAATTATGAAGGTTTTAAAGGTAACAGAAGAAGAAGCGAAGAGGATACTTAAGGAAATACAGGAAGAAAATAAAATAGTTCTCCCTGAGGATGTCGATTTCTTCGGTATGAACAGCAAAAAACAAAATAATAGCCCAGGAGATGAAGGGTAATGGCACTCCCTCCTGAAAAGTTACAGCAACTCTCTATGTTTGTAGTAGATATCTACAATGCAATTGAAGAAGAGTTGCTTTTAAATATGGCCAGAATGCTCAAGTATGACAGGGAATTGCTACTTACTGCTGAGAACTTCGAACAATACCAACATTGGCGAATAGTTCAGTTAAATAAGCTAGGTAAGTTGAATCAACAACAAATGGATACTATTGCTAGTCATAGTGGTAAAACGGCTGAAGAAGTGCGGAAGATGTTAGAAACCGCTGGATTTACAGCGGTAGAACAACATGAACCGTTATACCAGGAAGCAGTACAAGCGGGAAGTATAGTTGCTGCTCCTGCAATGCATACGAGCGCCGCACTAATTGGCATTCTTAACACGTATGAGCAACAGGCGTTAGATACATTGAACCTTGTAAATACAACGATGCTGAAGCAGTCACAACAGGTTTATCTTGATGTTTTAAACAAGACGGTAGGTAAACTGTTAGGTGGTGTCATAACGCCACAACAGGCACTTAGGCAAACTGTTTCTGAGTGGTCTCAGCGTGGAATTCCGGCTTTGATTGATAAAGCGGGAAGAAGGTGGGGAGTAGAAGGATACGTTAGTATGGTTGCTAGGTCTACAAGTCAAAATGTTGCTAATGAAATGCAGAGGGAACGTGCTGAAGAGTATGACGTCGATTTAATAGAGGTTAGCTCTCATAGTGGTGCGCGTCCAGGTTGCAGCCCGTATCAGGGCCGTATTTACTCTCGAAGTGGAAAAAGTAAGAGATATCCACCGTTCTCTAGTACTTCTTATGGTGAACCAAGTGGGATCTTAGGGATAAATTGCCGGCATATAATCTACCCTTACATTCAAGGTAAGTCAACTAAACGTTACGAACCATATGATACTTCGGAAAATGACAGAGTATATAAGGAAAGCCAACAACAAAGAAGCTTAGAACGACAAATTAGGAAAGCGAAGAAAGAAGTAAAGGTTATGGAAGCGCTAGGTGATGCGGATGGCGTGAAGGAAGCGAAGAATAAGGTTTCGCAACGTCAGGCTGCTATGAAGGAATTCATTAACCAAACGAAGCGTAAACGCCAATATAACCGTGAACAAATTGTTTAGGAGGAATTACGATGATAAAACCATATAGATTACGATTAAATGAAATGCAGTTCTTCTCTGAAGGGGGAGAAAATCCACCAGTTGCACCGGAAGGAGGTGAGCCTAATGTAGCGACACCAGAAACTACACCACCAACAAACCCAGAACCGCAAGTTACTTTTACCCAAGAACAATTGGAAGAAGCCAAACAGCAACAAGAAGCAGCTTTGCTAAAGAAACTTGGTGTAGAGAACTTAGATCAGCTAAAACAAACGGTAAAAGGTTGGAATGAGTATCAGGAATCACAGAAAACAGAGCAAGAAAAAACAAATGAAAAATTAACAGACTTTGAGACTCAGTTGCAAGAAAAGAATGAGTCTCTTTTTAATTTGCAAGCAGAAAACGCTGCTATTAAGTCAGGTATTACAGAGGAAAAGAACTTAAATGCAGTTATTACTCTAGCAAAAACAAAGGTTAGTGACGATATAAACATTACAAAGGCTATCGAAATGGTAGTTGAAGAGTTTCCTCATTTTAAAGATGTAGTGGAAGAACCGCAAGGAGCTCCCAAACCTACATTTACAACTGGTCAGCATCAGAAACAAACGTTGACTGAAGCTGAAAAATGGAAAGCTGCTTTTTCTAAAATCTAAATTTTAAATAATAGGAGTGATTTATTACATGGCTACATTAAATTATGCTGCACAATATCAAGAGGCATTAGTACAGAAGTTTGCACAAGGCGCTGCATTTGGTGCATTATACAATACACCTAACAATAATATCGTTAAATGGACAGGTCCTAAAACGATTCAAATTCCAAGTATCAAAGTAGGTGGATATACAGACGTTAACCGTGACGTTGTAGGAAATTACACTCGCCGTGTTGATAACTCATTTGAACCTAAGACTTTAGGTCATGACCGTGAATTCCGCACTTTAGTTGATCCAGTAGATATCGACGAAACGAACATGGCTGTATCTATCGCTAACATTACACGCGTATTCCTTAATGAAGAGAGTATCCCTGAGCATGATAAATACATGGCTTCAAAATTATACTCTGAATTCACTGGAGCAGGTAAAACTGCAGATGCTACGGTATTAACTGCTGCAAACATCTTAAGTGTATTCGACCAAATGATGTTAGAACAGGATGAAGCAGAAGTACCACAAGATGGACGTCTACTTTATGTAACTCCTGCGGTTAAGAAATTATTAAAAGAAGCAGAGCAAATTCAACGTACGCTTGATATCAAAGGCGCTGGTGAAAATGCAGTTAATCGTAACGTGTATTCATTAGATGACGTGACAATTGTTACTGTTCCTTCTTCTCGTATGAAAACAGCTTATAATTTCACAAATGGAGCTGTTCCAGATGCTGCTGCAAAACAAATCAACATGATCTTAGTTCATCCTTTAGCAGTTGTATCTCCACAAAAATACGAATTCGTTGACTTAGATACTCCTAGTGCTGCTACTGGTGGCAAATACCTTTACTACGAGCGCAAATACTGGGATGTATTCATCTTAGGTGCAAAAGTAGCAGGTGTTAAATTCAATATCACTACTGCATAATGAGAAGTTTTTACAGCTTCTCTTTTTTCTTATTACGAAAGGAATGGTGTTAAATGAGTAACACAGTAAAAGTGCAACGCTTGAATAAAGTACTGCACATTGAAAAAGACTTTCTCCCTAGCTATCTGAATGATGGGTTTGATCATATTACCGAAGAAGGTAAAGTAATCAAGCGTGCTACAGGCGGGCGCAATGTCACGTTAGGCGAATATAACAAAGCACTTGACCAAATTGAAGAGCTGAAAAAAGAATTAGCTGATTTAAAAGCACCGAAAAAGTCTGCTGCTAAGTAGGTGATTGTATGGCATATATAGATGCTGATTACTATACGAACATATACAAGGGAATGCCTGTTGAGGACCCGGATATGTTAAATCGTATGATTGCAAGGGCTTCTGATGTAGTTGATCAGATTATTAACTGTAAATTGAGTGGTGTTGATTTTGATAAATTAGCACCATTTATCAAGGAGCAAGTAATGAAAGCTACTGCTGCTCAAACAGAGTATATCGCTTTATATGGTGAAACCTCTGCAAATACCATGATTGATACACCTGTTATGCAGGTTGGTAAGTTCCGATATGGATTGTTGAGAGGTGGTAAATCTGAAGGTGCAGGGAAAGACGCTCGAATAGCACAAGGTACAATCGCCTTTCTAAGGCCTACAGGTTTGCTTTATTCAGGGGTGTCAGTTCATGATTAATGTCATTCCTATCCCATTGCATTTGCTAATCCATACCGTTGAATACCATGAGTACATTGGAGAGGATGACGTTTGGGGCGGTGGATCTGCTTCATATGCTGAACCTATCATTATCGAAAGAGTGCGTGTGCAACCAAATGAAAAGGTGTATAACGCTACAACGGGTGATAGCGTGACATTCCAATCTATTCTATTCCATGATTCTATTAACTCAGCTCATCCTAATCAGGTTTTTAAAGAGAAATCAAAAATCGTGTGGAATGGAAAGGAAATGTTTATTAAAGAGGTTGAACCACTTTATACAACAAATCCGAACAGACCGCACCATACGGAGTTGTACTTACGATGATTAGGGTTAATGTACGAGTTAATACTTCTCAAATTGAACCTAACGTTATGAATGCTGTTGAAAAATCCCAGTTCGCATTAGACCAACAAGTTCTAAAGGACAGTAATTATTATGCTCCTGAGGATACAACGGAATTAAAGCGTTCTGGAGTCAGATACAGCAGACCAGGCGAAGGGCATGTTGGTTGGGATACGCCATATGCGAGGCGCTTGTATTACAATCCGCAGTACAACTTCTCTAAAGATGTAAATCCTAATGCGCAGGGCTTGTGGTTCGAAGCTGCTAAGGCTGCTCATATAGGAGACTGGAAAAGAATCGTTAAACAAACAATGGAAGAAAACTTATAGTAGGTGATCACATGAAATGGTTAGTAGAAAGCGCGATCAAACATTTAACTGCTGTTTTACCTCCAAATATTGTGTACGCGCCTATCAAAGCGAATGTATTAGATGTGGGAACTAATAACACACCAAGAAAGAGCATAGCTTTACGGATTATCCCCTCCGCTCCAGGTGAACAGTATTTCGAAGGTGAAACAATCCGTAAACAGTTTCAAATACTCGTTAAGAGTCCTGACGGTTTAGAAGCGATGTCTAGTATCGAAGCTATCGCAGACGAGCTTCATAACCTCCATATGCGTAAGTTTCATAGTATTGATGATTCTTATAATCTCATTACGATGGAAAAGTATGTGGAGCCTAATTGGGTCGATAAAACAGAGGCAAACGAGCAAATATATACCGCTCTATTTGTGGCGGAATTAGAAATAGGAGGTAATTAATTTGGGCGGATTTTTAATGAATCATGGTTATAAATTTGAGTTAAACGTATCAGAAACGAGTACAGCTAAGTATGCGGTTATCGCGAAAGGGATTACTTCGGTAGATCCGGACAATAATGAAGAATCAGATGAAACGTATTATTACGATGGTGGTGGAGCTGCAGAACGTGATATTACCGGTTTCATGATGTCTTATGGATTTGAAGGGCATCGATACTATGGTGACGAAGCACAAGATTTCATTTTTAAACGTATTAATCAAGTAGGGACAGCTCGTAAAAGTGATTTTAGAGTAACTGAACCGAATGGAGACAAGTGGGAAGGTCGTTGTACAATTTCAGAAATTAAAGCTCCTGGCGGAGATGCAAACGCTAAAGGAGAAATTGAGTTCACAATCAGTTTTGATGGCGTGCCAAAATTCACTAAAGCAACACCAACGTTGTAAAACAAGGAGTCGTTAATGCGGCTCCTTTTTCTTTAAATAATATATCAAACTATAAAAATGGAGAGTGGAAATAGATGTCAAATGTATTTCAATTTAATTTTGAACAAACTCACAAAGATGTAGATGTTGCTGGTAAGGTATACCGCGTTGAGTTCAATGATGACGCTTTAGTTAAATACCAAAAAGAAATTAAAAGATTCAAAGAAGAGTCGGAAGAATTACAAACACTTGTAGAAAGCTATAAAGATGCTTCTGACGAAGAAATCGAAGAACTTATGGAGAAGCAGAAAGAAGTTACAAAGCATGTTGTTGAAACTTTCTTAGGTAAAGATACGTTCGAAGAACTATATGAAAAAGCGGGTAGATCAGCTAAAAATCTATTATCTCTTGTTTGGTATCTAAATGATTTATATGTAGAAGAAACATTGAAGAAATCAGAAAAAGAACAGTCTAAATATTTAGCTAACCTTAAAAAGTAAGGTGATCGGTAATGTTTAAACTCACCGATAGAAACAGGGACATTTACGAATGGGCAGGAGTAGCAATAGAGTTGAACCTATCCTTCGATAATGTTTTGAAAATGATGGAGCTTTTTGACGATGTTAATATACCAGATCGGATGAAACCAAATATTGCGTTGAATATGATTATTGTGGATCATTCGCTATTAGCGCAATTAAATCCATCACAAAAGGAAAAACTTCTCGTCGATGTGTTTAAAGATAAATTGAATATTGATTTAACGGCAGGTAAGAAGACTAATGAGGTGACGGAATCGTTAGATAATTCGTTAGTCGAAGAAGATTATCCAGAAATACCTGTTGTTAATTTCACGTTAGACGCAGAAATGATATTTGCGTCTTTTTTGTATGACTACAATATCAATTTATTTGAACAACAAGGGATTCTGCAATGGGGAGAGTTTTTAGCTTTATTTAATAACCTGTCTGAAAAGACGCCAATGCGTACTGCGATACACTATCGGACTTGCGAAATACCTAAGAAAGATAAACATAACACTGAAGAACGAAAGCGAATCAAGAAAATGAAAGAGCGGTACGAACTGCCAGAAGCAAAAGCCATTAGAGAAGAAATGGAGTATAAGGCGTACCTAAAAAGAGTAGAGGCGCAAAAAAGGCAGGTGACTTCAAATGTCTGACGGACGTGTTGATATAGAAACCCGGTTAGAATTAGATAACATCCGTAGGGATGTGCAACGCGTTAATGCTGAATTAGGTCGCATCGGGAATAACATGGGACAAGCAGCTCAGGGAATGCGTAACGAAATGGGTCGAGGAATGCAAGGAATGGTAGGAGACTCTGAGTATTACGCCAGGCAATATCGCCGTGCTTATGGTAATGAGATAGGCGGGCTTATGAGTGATATGGGTGGTTCATTCCGATATATGTCCGCTGAAGCTAGAGGTATGATGTTCGAGATGATGGAAGGTTTTCATGCTCAAAAAATGGCTATGATTCCTTTTAAAGAAGATCAGATTAAAGCGACTTACGGATTCTATAAGATGGCTCAAGCATCTAAGGACTTCCAGGGAACAAACCAAGATTTCATAAATCAAGCTAACGATATAGGGAAGGCAATGAAAGCCTCACAAGACGCACAAATTAACGCCAATCGTTTAGCGATGATGGGTATGCTCCAGACTATCGGCGCTATGAATGCAATGTCTTCTGCAGCATCTAAGACAACTAAGAACTTGGATCAGATGAAAAACCCATTATATAACACCGCTCGTCCCGCCCTAGCTTTGGTAGATAGCTTGGATAGAGTGGCTCGAAGTGGTTCTGCTGCTCAGATCGCTCTGGAATTGCACGGACCGCAAGCGAGCATGAAAACCCTAACGGATGAAGCGATGAGGCTTAATACAGTCATGATGGGGATGCCTATCGTTGCAATTGGTGTTGGGATGTCTGCTCTATTCATGTATGGAGCTTTACACAAAGCTAACATGGAAATGAACCCTAAATACGCAGAAGCGTTTAACGAGATGATGGAGAAACTAACAAAGGCTTTAGAACCAATGAGACAAGCTTTCGCTGCTGTTGCGATTCCTATCTTTAACTTTGTTACGAAACTAGCAGAATTGACTATAGCGTTTAACGAAGCTCATCCGTCAATGGCACGATTTATTCAAGGTACCATTATGTTAGTCCCTGCATTGATGGCACTTATGCTACCTCTAGCTCTTGGTGTTGGATACTTCCGAGGTTTGAGAGCGATTTTATTTGCATTGCGACCCATTATAATGCCTGTTGTGACTGCATTTGCTACAATGTCGACTCCTGTATGGATATTAGCGGCAGCTATAGCAGGATTAACGGTAGGATTCACCCACTTTTATAAAACGAACGAAAAATTCAAGGGATTTGTAGACGGGACCATTAAAAGTATTAAAGATTTCGGCAGTGCTCTTGTTAAAAATACCTCTGAATTAATTCAAAGTGCTTACAAATCTGATATGGTGCAGAATAGCATAAAAGCTCTACAAACGGGATTTGCTACAGCAGGTAAGAAATCTTTAGAGTTCGGCTCCAATATGGCTAGTTTGGGAAAATACCTTTACTACACGGCTTTAGACGGTGACCATCTCAATGATTGGATTACTCATCTCCCTGAATCATGGCAAAGTGCTGCAATGGCTACAGGACAAGCTGTATCGACGATAAGGGGTCATATCAGCTCTTTATTCGGCGCTACGATGCAGCTAGGGAAAGATTTACTACAGCTAGGTAGCTATTTAACAAACGTAGCATTTACAGGAAACATCTTTTCTGATGCCTTAAATGCTTTACCGCCAAGTGTGCAAGGATTAGCAAGTTCGTTTGCACCGGCAATGCTAGCGGTTAATTCGTTCGGACAATCCATTGTTGCGCTAGGGAAGTATTTGTATTTCGCTGCGTTAGATGGAGACGCAATGAACGATTGGATCACACATCTTCCTGTAAGTTGGCAAGCGGCAGCGACATCTATTGCGAATACCATAGTATCCATGACAACATCGTTTACATCTTTATTCGGTCCACTTAATCAAGTTGGTTATGCGTTTCTTAATTTAGGTAGATATCTTCTTTCTGTCGCATCTACAGGCAGTTTAATGAACGGATGGTTAAACCTTATGCCTGTTGGGTTCCAAACGGCAGGTGTTCTTATAGGGAATGCGATTCTAACTATCAAAACAGCTATTTCTAGTTTAGTAGAGGCTGTTAGATTAGCTTTAGGCGGAGATACATCTCAACTAGGGCAGATCTTCATGACAATTATGCCTACACTAATCGGGATGCTACTCGGCGGTTTACCTGCATTGCTAATTACAGCATCTCATTTTCTTCCTACGATTGTGAACGGGATTAATACGATGTTGCCGCTTTTAACTACGACAATAACAAACATGATTACTGGAATTGTAACGATTCTTACAACTTACCTGCCACAATTCTTAGATCAAGGTATCAAAATATTGACATTTTTAATAAATGGAGTTGTGCAGGTTTTACCTGTCGTAGTGACCACGCTCGTCCAAGTTGCTACTGAATTGGTGAATTCTCTTGTCACTACAATTGGAACTTTATTGCCTTTAATTTTAGATGCCGGGATTAAAATTTTGATGGCGATAATCGACGGAATTATACAAAATTTGCCTCAAATTATAAACGCAGCTATGCAAATGATAACCATGCTAGCGAATGCAATAGCAAATTTACTACCTCAGATCATTGAGGCGGGAATAAAAATTCTAATGGCTTTAATAGATGGAATTTTGAAAATCTTACCAAATTTGGTACAAACATCCGTAATGCTGATAACTAAAGTTTGTGAAATGTTAATTCAGAATCTTCCGAAAATAATTGATGCAGGGATGAAAATTTTGACAGCGCTAATCGAAGGGATTTTAAAAATTCTCCCCCAATTGATCGAAACGGGGATTCGATTGATTGTTCAACTGGTTAACATTCTGATGCAAAATATGCCTAAAATTTGGGCTGCGGGGATGAAAATTCTACAAGAATTGATTAGGGGTATCATTCAGATTCTCCCTCAATTATTAGCTACAGCACTAAAACTTATCGTTGAAATAGCAAGGATTTTAATTGCTAATTTGCCTCAAATTTGGAATGCTGGTATGAGAATTCTGGCTGAACTTATTAAAGGGATTTTATCACTAATAGGGAGACTTCTATCAACAATCACAACTAACGTGATCGGCGGTATTAAAAAATGCTTCAGTAACGCCGGAACGATGTTAACTAGCATAGGTAAAAATATAATTCAAGGTCTTATTAATGGTATTTCCGGAATGGTAGGAAGTGCAGTATCTGCCGTAAAACGTGTAGCAAGCAGTATCAAAGATGGAATCGCGGACTTCTTCGATATTCATTCCCCGTCTCGCGTAACTTATGCGATGGGAGAATTTGTCACTAAAGGCCTTGCTAATGGTATTGTTGGTATGACTAAATATGCGGTTAAAAAAGCACGTACATTAGCCGAATCTGTATTAGATGGATTCTCGTCACTGAAGGATGATATCGTTATGGGTGATATCGTCGGTGGTGATATTGATAACGCAGCTCTGAATTCCGCATTTTCAAGCTCTAAGAGATTTGTGAACGATATGGTTAACGTTAATCCTACGGCACAACAGGCTGCTTATATAGCACCTAAACAAGAGAGACAAGTTAAAACAACGCCTCAAGATAATAACCAAAGAGATCAAAATAACACGTACATCGTAATGGATAAAAAGGTTGTTGGGGAAGTATTAGCACAACCTGTAGAAACTACGAATAACAGACGAAAGCAACGTCTTGCACAATTTAAACCAACTGTAACGCCTTCCTTTTAACTAAGGGAGGTGTTTTTTATAGATGAAATAGGAAGGAGGTAGTCAAATGCCATCAGGTAGTTTTTCATTTAATGGAATACGTAAAGACTACATCTTTATCTTAATGGGATTTAACCGACCTGCATGGTCTCCTGTTGAGAGAGATATCTTAAAGGTTCCTTCTAAAGCAGGAGGGTATCTCCTACAAACGAATACAAATGTAAGAACAATAGAAGTTCCTGTCATTATTAGGGCGGGTAGTCAAAGCGAAATGCAAAAGATGAAAGAAGATTTAGCGGATTGGCTTGTGACAGATCAACCTTGCGAATTAATTTTTGATGATGAACCAGATCGCACATACATGGCTGTAATTGATGGTGAAGCAGATATAGATGAATTGATTTTTAGAGGAAAAGGAAAGATTACATTTGTCTGCCCTATGCCTTATAAATTAGGGGCTATTAAAACAGAAGTTATGCTGGTGCAGAATCAAGAATTAAAAGCGACATTTGAAAATAAGGGAACAGTAGAAACAACCCCTATTATCGATATAGAAGTGGCAAACCCTAGTCCATTCTTGGATGTATGGAATGATGACGAATATTTCAGGCTCGGTTATCCTACTGGAGTTAAAACTCGTGTAGTAAAACAAGACGAACGCCTGATATGGGACGAAATGAACAGTTTAACACCTTGGACAGCTGTAACTGGTCAAATAGGGATTTATAAAAGTTCAGGAGCAATGAAAATATGGCAAGGATACGCTTTTACACCTGAATCATACGGAACAGGAACTGCTACTGAGTGGCATGGTCCCTTTATGAAACGAACTATCCCTAATACGGGTGGTGTTATTCAAGACTTTAGGCTTGATGTGCAAATGTATTTTCAGTCAGGTCATTGGAGTAGAATGGGCAAAACGGTGGTAATGCTTTTAGATGCTAATGACAATGTAATAGTTGAATTAGCGATGGCTGATGAATATATGAGTCATGAAATGACAACGGCACAAGCAATTATTGATTCAGGAGGGGCTAGAAAGTGGATTGCTGATGAAATGGGCATGTACTCTGATACATTTAATAATTTCAGGGGGCATGTTTCAGTAGCGCGCAGAGGTAAAGAGTGGAGTTTCTATTTTGCTAAGTATCGCAAAAATACCGAAATAGATGATGCTAGTTTTGTCCGCACCTGGAGAGACGAGTCCGATAGTAACCCCATGACTTCTAGACCGGTAGCGAAGGTAGCTGTAGGATGTATCGCTTATGGTCCACATCCGCCTGCTGAAATAGCATTTATTGAAGATGTGAAGTTTTGGAAGATTAATACATTAACGCTAGACGAAACGCCTTATATTTTTGATGTAGGGGATAAAGTCCAGATAGATACAGAGAGATCACTAGTAACAATAAATGGAACAAATGCAATTGGATTAAAAGACATCTTTAGTAGATTCCCTACTGTAAAAAGAGGTTGGAACGATATTATTATACGTCCATCTAACATAGGGACAGCGCGAATTGTTTACAGGGAGAGGTACAAATAATGAAGAAGGTAAGCGGAGATTTACACATTGTAGATTTTAAAACAAAACAAATTATCGCTACTATTCAGCCGGCGGATTATTTCGATGATCTAAGACACTGGGAGATTAAAGATAACGTCGACATACTGGACTTCAAACTATTAGAAGATTCTCCGTTTCTAGATTATATCCAACAAAAGAATTTGATATTAAAAGAAACGAATCCAGGTGTTATTACTCCCTATGTAATCACTTCTATCGAAAAAGACTCTGAAAATCATAATGTTACTATCTATGCATCAGGTGAGTGGATTTTACTTGATAAAGAGGTTCCTTTAACACCGCAAGAGATTAAAAGTTGGAGTGCTGAACAGTATTTAAAGTTTGCTACTAGTCATACTGATTGGGAAGTTGGCTTTATCGAAGCGATAGGGAAACGCTCTTTTAAAATAGAAAAACCCATGAGCCCTTTGCAATTCATTCAGCAAATCGCAACTCTCTTCGACAACATCGAGATCCAATACAGGATAGAGATCGGAACCGGCAAGCCGAGAAGATTCATTGACCTTGTTAAGAAACGCGGCAGAGAAACGAATAAAGAGGTTACTCTCGGTAAGGATTTAGTAGGAATCAAGCGCATAGAGAACTCTGAAAACATTATTACTGCATTATTTCCGTATTATATAGGCCAAGATGCGGACGGTAACGACAAGTTAATCACTATCGAATCTGTGAATAATGGATCTCAATATATTGTCGATGACGCAGCGTTTCAACGTTGGAATGTGAACGGGAAGCATCTATTTGGATTCTACACTCCGGAATCTGAAAAAGATGAACTTACTCCGTCCAGATTGTTAACATTAGCCAAAATGGAGCTAAAAAAGCGTGTTTCCGCAATCGTTACTTACGAAGTGAATTCCGTTGACATATCTAGCGTATTTGGATATGAGCATGAGGATGTTAGAGAAGGTGACACAATCCGTATTATCGACGAAGGTATGACACCGACTCTTTACCTAGAAGCAAGAGCTATTGTAGGAGACAATTCCTATAAGGATAAGCATCAAAACAAGCACAAATTTGGAAACTATGTAGAAATAGTCAACCAAGATGAAGCGTTGCGAAGACTGTATCAAAAGATGCTTTCCATGATTAATGACAAAGTATCGAAAGAATGGTTTGCTGCATTAGAAGAAAAAGCAAATGATACAGCTAAAAAGGCGAATGAAGCTGTTGAAGAGTCGAAAACAGCTAAAGATTTAGCTACTGCTACAAAAGATTATATGGATCAAAACATGGTCGATATTATAGAAAGTGTTTCTCCTCCTGTCGCGGGTCTTAAACCAAATAAAACGCTATGGCGTGATATTAGTGGTGGTAAGCCTGGTATTTTGAAAATATGGACAGGTACAGCGTGGGATGTTGTCGTTCCGGATGTCGAGGAAGTTAAAAGGGATCTTGAACTCACTAATGAATCTATGAAGTCGAAAATCTCTGAAAAACAAATGCAAGATTATTTAGGTGGTTTAGGCAGTACAAATATTCTATTCAATTCTGCATTTGAAGATAGAGAAATTAACCCAAGTTCTGGTGTGATTATCTCTAGAACCCCAAGCCTTAGTAAGTGGAGTGTGACAGCTACTGCAGGAACAGCGGTTACACCTACAACATCCAAAAGACATGACGGGTATAATTCTGTTCAGATTCAAGCTACAGGGTTAACAGGAAACGTTTTGACAGGAATAAGCCAGATGACTCCTGTTACATCTAACTCAGGGAAAGTAGTGTTATCTGCATGGATATTTACGAATAGTAAAGATAGCTTAGATCAAGATGGATATTTGGAAATTAAGTTTCGGAATGGATTAACTGTAGTTGCTACTGCGAATGTAACTTTAAAAGATAAGTTAACTAATGGCGTATGGACATTTATTTCCGTTACCGCTGATGTACCTTCAAGCGCTGTTACTCATACTGAAGCTTGTATAGGAATAAATAAAAACGGACTTATTTGGGCTTCTCAACCACAATTTCAACAAGGTGAGAATCCTTCGAGTTTCATGGAAAATCCTAAAGATTATGCTAACTACGATCAACTTGTTGGAGAGATTGCAAAAAAAGTGGCTACTTCTGAATTTGACTCTAAGGTATCTACTATTGAAACCAGTATAAATCAACAATCTGACCGCATTAATCTCAAAGCAGAGAAAAATGATGTTTACAATAAAACAGATTCTGACGGGCGTTTTGGAAGTAAAGCGATTGTAGATTCTCATACTTCGCAATTATCTTTAATGAGTGATGAGATTAACTTGCGAGTTAAAAATAACGAAATTTCTTCCACAATCAACCAAACAGCTCAATCTGTATTAATTCAAGCGAGTAAAATTTACCTTGATGGTTACATTGAAGCAAAACACCTTAAAGCACAGACTTTGCAAGGTGTTACAATCCAAACTGCTCCTGCAGGTTCAGGAGCCAATCAAATTCGTTTAAATGCACAGAATTTAACTGTATACGGTGGTGGACGTAGTAGAGGTTATTTAGGATTCATTGAGCGTACAGATGGGAATATTCAGTCTGCTTTAATTCTTGGTAATGATTATGAGACGACAGGGACGTTAAATGGATCATTAGTAATTGACCAAACTACAATAAATTCAAACGTATTCACTAACTCAGTAGCTTCAATTGGGATTGCTACAGGTCGTAATGGAAATGACGTCATTAAATCTTCCTATATCAATTTCTACAGATATGATGGAGCAATGCAAATTAACTCTATAGGCGATATGAGTTTAACTAATACAAACGGTAACATCTCTCTTACTGCTAGTTCCACAGGTGGTACTACAGGTTTTATCACCTTGAGTTCTTCTAAAGATATCAATTTGACCGCTAAGCGTGGCTACTTTAATTTTTATACAAGTGATAACAAGTCATTCCCTGCAATGACAATTAAAGACTTAGCTCCAACTGCTCAAGGAGATGTAGATTTTACTTTTGCAAATCAGATCATGTTTAGAATGGCAAGGCATCCTGACTATGTAGGTGAAGGATTACAGATTAAAAGTGCGACAGGTGACGCCTTCCGAGACATTAAGCTAAGAACACTACGAGCTACTGAAAATATATCTGCTACAGGGCGTATGTGGGCGCAAGAATTTATCCCCAATTCTTCTCGTACGCTTAAAATGGACATAGAAGACCTTCCATTCTCTGCTTTAGATAAAATCAACTCTGTAAACATCAAACAGTATCACTTTATAAGAGATGTTGAACGCTTCGAGTCAGGGGAGTCTATTACACTTCCAATTAATTACGGTATGATTGCGGAGGACACTGACGATGTATTCACCACACCACAGAAAGACGCTATAAAACTTTATAGCTCTGTTGCAATTTCTATTCAAGCAATACAAGAAGTTGACTTTAAAGTTGAAAATCTTCAATTTGACCACGGTATGTTGAAGCAGGAAGTTGACACTCTTAAAGAACAACTTGAAGCAGAAAAACTTGAGAAGATTTCAATGAAAGCTGAAATTGATGAATTAAAGGTATTAGTGCAACAATTACTAAACAAATAAACCGAAACAACAATTAATAAATGAGAAACCAGAGCAGCCATAAGCTGGTCTTTTTTTAATTTACAAAAGGAGTGATCCATTTGGCAGAACTATTAAAAGTAAGAGAAATAACAATTGAC